TTCTAGGTACATAGAAGGTATACTAAGAAAGGATATACTAGAAGAATTTGGTATCTCAGTTGGTGTATTGTATAAAATATTACGGTATAATAACATAAAACTAAGAAAATGAAAAAGATTTTGAACGGACCCACGATATGGCGAGCTAAATGCCCATACTGTGATTGTGAATTTGAATATGACTACTCAGAAGTAGATTCATCCACTTTTGCTGATTGCAAATTAGTTAAGTGCCCAGGTTGTAATAGGCATCTTCATCATAAAGAAAATCCAAAATCACCTACAGAAGTGAAGAAAGAGGATACTATGACAACATAAATAATAAAATATTATAAACTATGGCAACTGAAGAACAAATAATGAATACAAATAGGCTATCATCTTTAACCTATATGATATCTGCCTGCTTAGAGTTCTCTATTCAAAACCTCAATCGTCAATTAGACTTATGTAATTTGAGATTAGTCGGTAGAGATAAAATGGTATTCAACCGAGTTAGGTCTCAGATAGAGCAACTTCAATCAAATCTCAAATTATTAGAAGATTTGGCATTTGGTGTAATGAAGGATGAAGATGCAAGGTTAGCTTATGAAGATGCTACTCATATTTATTGGGCTCTGTTTATGACTCTAGTAGATAGAGGAGGAACAGATAACCTATGTGACTTAAGATTCAAGGCTTTAATTGATATAATTGGTAAGTATGAATCTATTCTTCACTTGCCTGGTTTAGATACTGCCTATCACTGTGCATTTGCTCAGGTATCTAAAGCAATTCAAGAAGGTAAATATTCAAAAGAGGATTTTAAGAATTTATTGAAAGTACATGAAAACAGAACTGAAGAAACTAAAGGTTAAATTCGAAGGTAATATCATAACCATAGATATTGCTAAGGAATTATCCATTAATGAAAATATCATTAATTCTCAGTTAAGGGAATCTCCCACTAGTTATTATATACTTTGCTCATTAAGAGATAAGTATATTAAAGAAAGGGATGCTCTAGCAAGAGAAAAGGATGAAGCTTATTCTGCTGCTTGGATATTTATTAAAGAATCTAATGAAAGGTTCAATAATGACTACGTTGCTCATAAGGCTAATATATCTCCAAAGTATAAGTCGATATATCAACGATATTTGAAAGCAGTAGAAAAGGCTAACAAGTATATTTCAATATGTAGAGCATACGAGAGTCGGGAGAATATCTTGAGAACTATTAATGCCAACATGAGGAAGCAACAATAATAACTATAAGTAATTACTAACTTTTAAAAACGAATTAAGAATATGAATTATTCATTATCTTTTATTTCTGCTATGGTAGCAGCTCAGTTTGACAAACAATTACCTGGATGTCCAACTGAAAACAGAGTTCTTATCTTATCACCCAAAGAAGTAAACCAAACTAGGGGTGGGCTTATTATCCCGGAACAGGTAAAAGAGGGAGTTCCCCGTAAGGGAGTTATAGTTAAACTCGGTGAGATTACCGAAGAGTATAGAACTTACCGGGATTTGGTGCAAATAGGTAGAATAGTTACCTATGGTTTGTATGCCGGTAAGGAACTGGAATTTGAAACAGACAAGCTTACCCCAGGCTTACAACAACTTTTGGAAAAGAACACTTTAACGGTGTTGAGTATGAATGAGATAATTTACTCAGAACCAAATAATAACGATTAATATGGCACTTGACAAAAAGAAAAAGAAGAAAGTTTCATCAGATGGACTTTCTACAAAAGAAAAGATGCTGGCTAGAAAGAAACAGCTAGAATCTAAGGGAAACGGCAATGGTTTGGTATTCCCTAAAGAAGGTACTTTACGAATGAGAATCAAATCTCCGGGAGATGACCAGGAATTGGGTATAGAAATTGTTCAGTTCTATCTTGGAGGTAATCTGGGAGGAGTAATATCTCCGGCTACTTTTGATGAACCATGCCCCTTCATGGAAAAATATCAAGAATTGAAAAACTCAAAGGATGAGGATGACAAGGAACTTGCAAAAACCCTTGTACCAAGAAGAAGATATGTTATCGGTGGTCCGGTATATGCAGATGAAAAGGGAACTAAATTCGATTACGAAGGTAAAGATAAGGGAGTTCTAGTTCCACGCTCTGTTTATCAAGATATTATCGACTTATACCTTGATGAGGATGAAGCTGGTGATATGACAGACCCAAGAAATGGGTATGATATCAAAATTATTCGTTCTGGTTCTGGTAAGCTTGATACAACTTATTCTGCTCGTGCTTGTAAACCAACCAAATTGGACAAGAAGTACCAAGGTAATGTAGACCTGGAAGGTATAGTTCGTTCTCAAATCAAATCATATGATGAACTGGAAGAACTTCTTGCTAAGTTCTTGAATGAAGACCATGGAGGAGACGATGACGAGGATGACAAACCAAAGAAAAAGGCAAAAAAGAAAGGGATTCACAGAGACCATTATATGGAGGATGATGAACCCAAAAAGAAAAAGAAGAAACGTTACAAATCAGATATTTAAAGGTTAGTTAAACATATGGTTTCATTCGAAGGTGGTAATTAGATTCGTTCAGTTATCACCTTCTTTAGTCTAAATACATTACATTATGGTATCAAAAGAATATTGGGCAAACTTATCAGATGAAGATAAGTCAAAGATTATAAGAAGATTTTGTGAAATTAATGATATTGGGCCAGACTTTGATTATGCAAAGGTGAGGGATTTTTCTGAAAGGGTTAAACAGAAATATAAAGAATCTGGAATATACAGAAATAATCAATTTTGGGAACATCCCGTTTTAATATTGGAATTGGTAGACCCTCTTATGGCAGAAATGATATTATCATGGATGTATGCCAAAGTAGAATTACCCAATGGAGAGAGGTCTGAAGTACCCTTCATGGGATATCACATAGTAGAACTTGTATTCGACAAGGGTAGTCTCATGAAGTTTACCGATGAAGAGAAAAACGTATTGAATCAGGCAATGAATATTTTAAAATCAAGAGGAATTTAATATGGCAAAGAAAACTAAGGTTGGTTTAAAGGTACCAACAAAAAATGAGATATTAAAGAAATATGGTAGTATCATGAGATTGGCTTCAGATACAGTAGAATCAAACTTATGGTTACCCTCTACTTTCTTTGCTCTCAACTATACATTTGGTGGTGGTATACCATTTGGTAAAGTACTTGAAGTAGCTGGAGAAGAATCCTCTGGTAAATCCCTTATTGCATATAACTTTGCATATACTTGTCAACAACTTGGTGGGCATGTTATATGGGTAGATGCCGAACAGTCTTGGATGAACTCTTGGGCAGAAGCTAATGGAGTAGACCCAGAAAAAGTTACGGTATTAACAGATACTCGAATCGAGTATATTTCTGACGCAGTAGCAGATTTAGCAATTTACTTACGTTCTCAATTAACTAATAATGAACCGATTCTCTTAGTGATAGATTCTATTGCTGCTATGGATTGTGCAGATAACATAGATTCTAAAATGGTAGAGGGTAAGGCTGAAATGGGAGGTAGAGCAAAAGCTCTTTACAAATACTTCCGTATCAGAAGTGAATTATTCTATAGATTAGGAGTTACACAGATTTACATTAACCAATTAAGAACTGCTTTAAATGTCGGATTCGGAAAAGATAACACAACTACTACAGGAGGTGCAGCACTTAAGTTCTACGCTTCAATCAGAGCTGCCTTTTACTCAGGCAAGTCTATCACTGTTAAACAGAAAGGTAAAGAACGGAAAGCTGGTAAATTGGTCACAATCCGACTTATTAAAAATAAAGTTGCTCCTCCAAGACCTACAATCAGTAAGTGCCCAGTTTACTTCAATCCTAAGTTCCATGAAGTAGGTTTTGATAGATGCTATGCTCTTGAGGATGTATTGGTAGAAAATGATATCATAGAAAAATCTTCAGGTGGAGTATATAAGTTCAAAGGAAAAACTCTTGCAAGAGGTGAAGAGAAATTCCAAAAGCTTTTGGAAGAGGATGATGAACTTCGTCGTAAACTATTAAAGAAGGCTGAGATAAATACTATCGGTACAACTAGAAAGAAGATAGTAGCATTGACTACTAATTTATATCCAGTAGATGGAGTAGAATATGAATCATTTAACGAGTCAGATGACGAGGAGGAAGACGATGAGTAAGAAAACAGTATTATTGATTGATGGGGAGAACATTCTCCATCAATCTTTTCACAAGTTCGAGAAACTTAAATCCACAGACGGTAAACCAAGTGGAGCAATATTTGGATTTTTCAAATCACTTCACATGTATCTTACAAGGTTTGAACCAAACGAAGTAGTTATAATCTTTGATAATGGTCATTCACCAGTAAGGGATAAGTTATTGCCTAACTATAAGGGACACAGAAAAAATATATCGGTTGATTATGAATCCTTGCAAATACAAAAGGCAATCATAATGAAGATATTAGGTATGCTAAGAATTTCTTATATATTTGATAAAAGGAATAAAACTCAATATGAGGGAGATGATTTCTTAGCATACCTAATTATTAATACTTATCGTTCGGATAATGTAATCTTGGTATCATCAGATAAGGATTTTAATCAACTTCTAAACAAGAACGTTAGGATATTAAATCCAAGAAAGGATGAAGTTATTCGAATGGGTAATTGTAAAGAGTTATTTGGTTATCATTCACATGAGACCGTTGAATACCTTGCAATGGTGGGTGATACTTCCGATGATATTCCAGGTTTTAAGGGTATAGGTCCAGTAACTGCAAGAAAGATATTAGATGAGTATAAATCAATCTACAAATATCTGGAAGCTAAACCTAATAAAGAGTACCAAGAAGCTTGGGAAAGGAATCGTAAGTTGATTGATTTATTCTGGTTTGTAGGTAATGTCCCTTTAGATAAGATACCTCTCAAGAGAAAGAAGACTTTCAACTATGATAAATTTAGGAAACTGTGCATAGAGTATTCTCTTGCTTCGTTCCTAACTAAAGAATTTATTAAACCATTTAAAGAGTTATCCGAATGAAAATAATGTTTGCAGGTGCAAGTGGAGTTGGGAAAACCACTTTAGCAAAAGAAGTTCCCGGGATGATTAAGTTTGATGTAACAGAATACCCTCCAGTATTGGATTTTATATCTGGTAGTGTATCAGACTTAATACCTAAAACAAAGGATATGTCTCATAAAGAGATGTTAGAAAGGGATTCAAAGGATTTGTTACTCGAAGATTTTCAGGTAATGAACCTAAGAAACAAAATGTTCAGAGATAGGGATAGATTTGTTACAGATAGAAGCTATCTTGATTTAGCTGCCTATTTCTATTACAAGCAAGCCAAGAATGTTCCTAAATGTGAAATGGAACACTTTTTCGAAACTTGCAAGATGTTACTCAATCAACAATGTACTCATCTTATCCTATTAGACTTTACTACTGCCATGGTAAAGGAATGGGTTATGGAAGATAATGGTAAACGAATAGATAACAATTACTTCCAGTTCTTAATATCTTCTATAATGGATAACGTATTGAACTTGTGGGGATTCTTACCTACTAAGGAAATATCTTCTATTTATAAGAACATTTTTAAGAATCAACTCTTGGAATACGGTGCAACAGAGGGAGTAATCAAATCAATATATGGTGAAACTAAAGTTCTCTGTATAAGAGAAGCTAATTTGGATATTCGTAAGAAACTTATTATTGATTTTCTTCATGAATAAAGAAGTAGTATTTATAGCATTCTCGGATTTGCACATCAATCTATGGGCAAAATTCAATGAGAACAACAATAGGACCTTGAATAGTATCAAGGTCCTTGACGTTATTGCAGGTCAATGTGAAAAGTACAAATGTCCTGCTTTGTTCTGTGGAGATTTATTTCATAAGCCAGAATCAATTGACCAAGATTTAGCAATATTCATTGCTGAACAGTTTGATAGGTTAGAGAGTAACTATCCAAAATTCAAAATGATTTATATAGACGGGAATCACGATTTGAAATCTGTAAATCGTATTGATAGGATAACTAAGGGATGGCCTTTTGTATTTCATAAGAATTTTATGAGCTGTGTTAATCTAACTAGAATCAAATGGTGTTCTTATGGAGATTACCACATTTATGGAGTTCCATACATTGATAATAATGTGGGTCTAAGTGAATATCTTAAGAAACTCAAATTAGATAAGAATGTAAAGAACATACTTCTTCTTCATACTGACTATCCTGGAGCAAAGGATACCGACGGTAGGGAAGTTGATTCTGTAGAAAATCTCAATGTAAATATCTTGAATCGATTTGATTTGGTATTATGTGGTCATATACATAAACCTCAAAGACTATCAAAGAAGGTTTATATGATAGGTGCACCTAATCATCAAAGGCGAACCGATAGAGGTTGTAAGTTAGGATATTGGAAGATTTATTCAGACTTATCAATGCAATTCGTACACCTTAAGCAATTCCCTAAATTCGTAGATGTAGAATCCGAAGAGGGTATTAAGGATGATGGCAATTATTATACCGTTTTACCTAAGAAAACTAGTAACTTAGTAAATACTAACCATAAAATTACTAAGCAACTTTCTAAGAAAGCTCTAGCAAGGAAGTATCTTAAGGAAAAAGGTATAACTGAACAAGATAAGAAAGAACTACTGATTGACATACTTAAAAAAGCTGAATCATGTTAACATTTACAACAATGAACGTAGTAGGATTCTGTTCAATAGAAAACCTACATATACCTTTAAATCCGAGTTGTACCATACTTATCAAGGCACCAAATGGGAAAGGTAAATCAACTATCTTATCGGCATTGGTATGGGCAATATATGGTAAAAACCTAAAAGGAGTATCAGAAGTAACTACCTGGGAAAAGGTAAGACCTAAAGATTACCAGGGAGTAATGGTAGAGGTATTCTTTCAAAAAGGAGAACATATCTATAAAATTATCAGATGCCAGAAATGCAATATAGTTCTTGAGGATGGAGCTAAAGGTAAAGATAGGCTTATCCTTATGAAAGACAACGAGGTAGTGAATGTAAAGGGTAAGAATAAACTCCAAGATGCCATTAATGCAGAACTTGGTTTATCCTATACTCTATTCATGAACTCCATTATGTTTGGGCAGGGTATTAAAAGATTGATACAAGAATCTAATTCAGATAAGAAGAAGATATTCGAAGAAGTATTTGATTTAGAATTTCTTAACATTGCCAAAGGTATAGCTATGCAGGATAAAAATAACCTATTAGCTCAGGCCAATGAGGTAGAACGTCAATCTGCTATATTAAAGAAAGAGTTAGAAGCAAATAAAGAAGCTTACTTTGATTTACGAGATAGGGAAAAGGGTTTTAAAGAGAAAATCAAATCAGAACGTAGAGAATTAAAGAAAGATAGGGAGGACCTAACTAAGCAACTTATTAAAAAGCAGCAACAACTTAAGGACGAGGTAGAGCAGAGTCTTAGGATTAAGATTAAGAAACATACTGATTATGTAGATGGTCTTAAATCTAAAATAAAACATAACCGTAATATTTCAGGAGTATCATTACCGGATTTTGTAAAGAAACTTAAGATACAGTTAGATAAAGGCCATTACAAACGTGCTAAAGAGAGCGTAGATATTATCTATAAAGCAATCATAAATTCGGATAAACTACAGGAAGAATATGAGGATGCTCTAGGTAGGTTGGATGAATTGAGAACTACGAATGAGAAGTATAAGAGACTTCAAAAAGAATGTGATGATATTGCTTCTGATATTGCTGATATTGACGAGGAGTTGGAAAAACTCAAACAAGAGAAACTTAAGGTTATGTCTCCTAAATATAAAGAGAAACTTAAGGAAATTAGAAAGACTCTTCGTAAGGTAGATGAAGATTACCACAATAAAGAGTTAGAGTTAGAAAACTATAACTGGTTAATCAATGACCCTCTTGGTAACAATGGAATCAAGGCTTACTTATTTGATTCATCACTTGAGTTCTTAAATAAATGCCTTGATAAGTATTCAGAGGTATTGGGATTTAGGATCGAATTTAATATTGATTTGGGTACTGCTAGAAAAGAATTTGTTACTCTTATTGAAAGAGATGGGATGATTATAGATTACGATGAACTATCAGGCGGCGAGAAACAATTGGTTTGTGTAGCAATGGCATTCGCAATGAATGAAGCTCTTACTGCCTCTAAGGGGATTAACTTAGCATTCCTTGATGAGGTATTTGAATCTTTAAGTTCAGATAACATAGAAGTAGTTACCTCATTAATACGTCACATATTCAAAGAGAAAACTTTATTCTTGATAACCCACTTAGATTCACTTCCTCTCGGTAATACCAAAATCTTGCAAGTGGAAAAGGCACAAGGTCTGAGTAGGTACCAATTACTATAATGTTATAATAATTAATATAACAAGACAGTAATTATGGCAAATAGCAAAAAGAAGGGGAATCGATTTGAGCTAAAGATTTCAAAATGGTTTACCCAATGGACTTCTTACAAGTTCGGAAGAACTCCCTATTCTGGGGCAAACCACCAGAGTAGAGATTTAGCTTCAGATATAATGTGTCAAGATGAAAGACATGCCCATCGGTGTAAAATATCCGTTGAGTGTAAGAATTATAAAGAGATTAAGTTTGAACATCTACTCTTAGGTAATAAGGGATGCGATATACTGAAATTCTGGGAACAAGCAAGCAAGGATGCTAAAAGGGCAAATAAAGTACCTATTCTATGTATGAGGTATAATTCTATGCCTGCAAATGAATTTTTCTTCGTAGTTGGAGTAAAACTGGGAGATATTATTGCAGAATATGTTACTAAAGTAATGTATATTCAAGTACCTGGTAATACTCTTATGGTATTTATGGCTAGTGAGGTATTAAACGTACCCTATAAACTAATTCATAAGCAAGCTAAGTTAATCATTAAAAAGAAATAATATGAAACGTATCCCTTATTCTTATTGTATCTTCTACATAGAACGAAAGTATTATCAGAACATTAATAAAGAACTTAAAGAAAAGGGATATAAAAAAGTACGTGCCATTATCCCTACAATAAACGTTTTAAAGAAAACCGCAAAGGGTAAGATGATATTCGAAGAAGTACCCATCTTATTCAATTATGGTTTTATCAAGATGCCTACAGAGTTAGCGTACTCTAGACCTTTTCTAAACAAATTGAAGAGAAGTATATCAGGTATAAGAACTTGGTTAAAGTCTACAGAGACTCTTCATGAAAGAAAGAAGAAAGCTAGAATAGATAACTCTGAAGACTTTGATGATTTCTCATTGGTAGCTACATGTACCAGAAAAGATGTTAAAAGGTTTAAGAGAATGGCAAAAGAAGGAAAGAAATATTCTGTAGACGATTTGATGAATGTTAAGATAGGCGATTATTTAGTACTAAAAGGCTATCCTTATGAAGGAATAGATGCTACGGTATTGGGTATAGACCACATAAATAAAATGGTACAACTTCTTTTATATCCGGAAATGGGTAAAATGGAAATATGGTTACCCTTTGATAACGTAATTTATAGCGTGTACCAGAATTATGACCCAGATAAGTTATATGCTAACTCCCAAGATTATGACCTAAATGAGATAACAAGTGAATCAATAGATAGAATAATGGATTTTAGGAGGAATTAATTATGAATGATGCTCAGAAGAAAGCTTGGGACTGCTTAAACGAAATAGAGAGGCAGTCCTTATTCCTTCAGTTATCAGAAAGCAAATCTTCATGGGAAGCTGGTGAAATTTTAAAGTTGTCACATTACAAGTATTTAGAAATCAGAGAAAGGTCAGAAAAGTTCTTCAGATTATTCTCTGATTTCTTCGAGTTACACACTTCTATTTTTCGACCTGACTGCCCTTGCGAACGAAGCTTTTGTGATTTTATTGAAGGATGTATTGAAAAGAGATTAACAAGGAAAGAAGCAAGTCTATATACTGGAGACTCTTCTAACTTACTCTCAAAGGTAAGCAATAGTAATATCGAAAGAAATATGAAAAGACTCAAAGAATCAGAAGACCCCTGGGACTTAGATTCAATGAGGTTAATTCTAGAGTTCGATAGGTGGAATAACTTTAGGATTCTACCAAGAATGCTACAACAGCCTTCTGCATTTAAAAGGCGGTTGAATAAGAAGGACAAGATATACATTAAATACCTTTTAAACCGAGTACCAGAATGGATGCACACAAAACTGAAAGAAAGGTTTAGATATAAAGTAAAGCCTGGTAAGAAGAAATATTGGGTATGCTTAATATCAGAAGAATTATACACTGATGGATATTTACTAATGCCCGTAAGACCTTTAGATGAGGTAGTTAGTGAATTTAGTAGATTCTATATGTATGTATTCGAAAAGAAAGATGATGCAGATACATTTGGATTCATGGTATCCAAGTTTATGATTAAAACAGTTGATGTAAAATTAGGACAACGCTTCTGGCCTGAGTACAGATGCTGCGTGGAAAAAGCAGTTAACTATAATCAAGTGAATAATATAGAATTCAGTATTAAGAAACTTGATATGGCCTTCAATGCCGATAAGGTTAAAAAGAAAAGGAAGAAAAAGCCTAAATCAACGGCTGCTGAACGCATATCAGATACCTCAGCTTTTTATAAAAATAGATAGAAATATTTTTCTATATAAATAAAAAGTATTATATTTGCAACAAATTAAAATAAAAGATATGAGAAAGAACAAAAAGAATAAACCAGCACCCTCAAAAGAAAAAGCCAGTTTCCTTGGTTCAGCCGGGAGGAATATGACTTACAGGGATTTAAAAAGAAAAGCCATAGTATTGGGTATGCCTTTCCCTGATGCTTGTGCTGCTGGCGTTTTCGATTTAATTAGTTATATCGAAAGGTCAACCAATAAACCAGACAAATCATTAATTGACCAATATGATGATTGGATGGATAAACAATTAGAGAACATAGGTTATTCAAAGGATGACCCTCTAAGGAATTCGAAATTAAGGCTTGGGTTTCTCGGAGAAGAAGGGGAAAATGGGCAAAGGAAATCAAAAAGGGTTCCGGGAATAAAAAAGCCAAGGGAGAAGAAACCACCAAGAGAAAGGGATGAATTTAATCTCATCAAGGGAACTAAGAAATCCTATGTATGGTCATTAGTTGCAAAGGGTTACGATTTAGAAAGAGTAACTAGAAGGATGAAAAAGAAGTTCCCAGATGCAAACGATAAATCAATAACACTTTGGTTTAGAACTGCAAGGAGGACTATGAACAATGGTAAAACTAAAGGAAAGTAGTAGGGAACCAATCCGAGAAGATAGATATTATATATGGACATGGAGACCAGATACAACCAACAAATATATTACCGAAAAAAGTTTATATCGGAAACACCTAACAGGTATACCCTATTTCACAAGGTATCAGATAAAAAAGACTTTGGTTTATATGTACGGAGTAGATGTTCTTCAATATATTCATATCATATCAGGCAGGAAATTACTTAGGCAAGGGATAAGAACACTTCAAGATATGAATGGTCTAAGACATAAATCTGGTTCTACTAAATTCTGGTATAAAGGGAAATTAGTTAAGGCCAGGAAGTTTATTATCCCGGATGAATATAAAATTGATAAACACAGAAGACGAAGGTTCATGGTACAAATGCACCGAGTCTTTAAGTCTAAAGGAAAAAAGGAATTCAATGAAAGGTACTCAATCAAACTCTATGGACAACGGCAAGGCATATCTCCCAAGTATACAAGGCAAAAGAGATTACAAATCAATCTTGCTATCCTACAGGATTTACAACAGGCTGAGTCAAGAGGAGAAAAATAAATTCAATCTGTTATTCCTGCAGTATCCCCCATTGGTAGGTTCATTGGCTTTATATTTAAGAAAGAAGATGAACATCCCAATACAAAAGGTACTATTTATCAAAGCACAAAGGGATATGCTTGAAATATTCGATGAGGCATCACTTAAATTTTTAGGATATTTGCCCAAAGAAAGGTTTATTAAGAAGTCTCTATTATTTCAAGGGTTTGTTCCATTAGAGAGTATTAAACTTAGAAGGTCTTATGCTTATATAATGACAAATAGGATGATAGAAAATAAAATATGGGTCTACCCAATTCGATTATCCGATAACTATAAAACAATGATAAAAGGGAAATACAAATCCTATACCGAAGTATTTGGGAAGGTGGGTATTCCTGGGATAACTAAAATTAAATATAGCAATGAATAATAACGAAGGTTTTAAAATCACAGCACATCAACCAGCAAACCCATTTGCAGGTAAGAAGTTTAAGATAGCCACTTATCAAGGTGACAAGGAACTTGCCTCTCAGGCAATAACAATTGAATCTCAATTAGAATTAAAGACAACTCTAGATGAGATAAAACAATTCAATATTGCTCAGGAGGAATTAGTAAAATCTGGGTATACTCAGAAATCCATACTGGTAAAGAAACTTATAACAGAGTGATATAACTATTGATTATTAACATTTAAACATTTACGAAAATGGCTAAGAAAAAAGAAACCAAAAAGGTAGAGTTAAAGGAAGTATCTCGCAAAGAGATTAATGGTGCAATCATCATTACTTACGAGGATGGCTCAGTAAAAATTATCCCAGCTCCTATTATGTTGTCTGCCGAAGAAGCAAAAGACTTCTTTGCTTCAGAAGAGGAAGATGATGACGACGAAGACGAGGAAGAAGAAGAGGACGATGACGAAGATTCCGATGAGGATGACGACGATGAGGATGACGACGATGAGGACTCTGATGATGAAGATGAAGATGAGGACGAAGAGGAAGAAGATGAAGATGAGGACGAAGAGGAAGAAGAATTAACCGGTGAAGCTCTTGCCGAAATGGACTTCGAAGAACTGGAAGATGTTTGCGATGACAAAGATCTCGAAACAGACCCGGATGACTTTGAAGAAGATGATATCGAAAAACTTCGCAAAGCAATTGCCAAAGAATTGGGTCTCAAACTCCCGGCAAAGAAAGAAGCCAAAGGTAAAGGCAAAAAAGGAAAGAAGTAATTCATTCTCCGGCTATGAAGGTTGGGCTAAAGCAATAGCCCACCTTTATCATAAGAAATAACTATTGTTCTATTAAATAAAACTAAAACTTAAAAGATTATGGCAACTAAGAAAAAAGAAGACACCAAGAAGAAAGGTGGCAAAGAAAAAGATGCTGAAAAAGAAGCAAAACGTAAAGCTCGTATGGAAGCTTTGAAAAACCGTCCTGCAGAGCAACGTCCAAACAGCAAGCAAATTGATGTTATCAAAATCAATGATAAATCCGAAGTTCAGAACTACGGTTACGCAGTAAAGAACAAAGAAGGATATCAGGGAGTGGTGGTAACATCAGTTCTGGTCATCGACGGTAAACCAACTTCTACATCCGTAACATTCGTACCGGGCAATCTAACCGTAAAATCCAAAAAAGGACACGGTATTATCTGTAACCCGAAAGCTAAAAAGGCTAAGGGCGAAGAAGAGGAAGCCGGAGACGAAGATTAAACTTCTATCCCTTACTTATTAGCGAGAACATCGCTAATGGTTTGCATAGTTTATTAGTATTTCAAAAATTATGTTGGGAGCCTATTGCCTGAGAAGGTAGTAGGCTTTATTTATTTTATTTTATAGGTTATGGAAGACAAAAGAGAAATCAGAAAGAATATAACTATTCTTGCATTAGATAATCTTATTCAGAATTATACTAATGCACTAGAAGATAAAGATATGGACCCTCCCTTATCGAATGAAGAAAGGGAACTCTCTGAATTAATTATTAAAGAAGCCAAAGAAATGCTAACCGAAATGGCAATCGAAAATAAACCAATACCAAGACCATCATGGAAGAAATGAATTTAAGAACCATTATACAGGGTATTCAATCCATATTAAAAGATATGGAATATACTCAGTATATGATTAAGGTTACTCCTCCTCATAAGAGAGGTAAATATCAAACCCATGTTATTCACCTTCAATATCTTAAACGTAGGCTTAAGGATTTTAAGGGTAGGCTAGATAAAAAACTAAAAGGTACTATCAGTACTGTAAAGTTTAAATATGTTAATTATTCAGATGGACGAGAAATGATTGCAGAACAAACTTTTGTCAATCTTACTGAGCAAGAGATAAAGGATGCCTTAGAACTTGGAGCCATTCTTGAAAATGCAAGTATAGAAATCCTAGAAATTAAGGAAATCCCTACTTCGATTAGGATATTATAACTATGGATAATTACTAAGGAAATTTCAATCCACTTAAAAATTTTAGAAACATGAAGAAAGACAAGAAGAAAGACAAACCGGCTAATAAGACTCCGGAACTTTCAAAGGCTAAAAAGGCATTGGATGCTTATCTCAAAGAGAACAACTTGGACCCTCAAAAGGATTGGTCAAAAGACAAGAAACATGGTAAAAAGGTTACTGAACTCTTGAATAAGCTCAACAAGGAAAGAGACAAAGTCGCTGCCCAGTATCCTGAAAAGGATTTAAAGAACGAAGCCAAATTGGTAAAAATGAAAAAAGCCAAAGAAGATGAAAAGGCTTCAAAGAAAAAAGAGAAAAAAGAAAAGAAGGAATCTGCTGGCCGAGTTACCAAATACGATTATCCTCTCATTGATGGTCGGGAAATGACTTCCGATGAAAAGAAAAAATATCGTATGGAACAAAGAAAACTTGCTGCCGGTAAAGCTCCGAAGGAAGAAAAACCCAAGAAGGAAAAGAAAGAAAAGGCAGAAGCCACCGAAAAGGCTGCTCCTGCAAAGAAGGACAAAAAGGCCAAAGATAAAAAGAAAAAGAAGGCCAAAAAAGAAGAAGATTAATCTCATATCTTATTAAGTATTCGTTAATGATGTAAAGGCCTGGCAAATCACTTTTGTTCAGGCCTTTCTTTTTAATACTAAGACTTTATGGAAGAAAAAACATATAAACCCAAACTGCGTATCACTACACTTGAAGATAATGGTTCCTATATTCAAGATAGATTGGTAGATGCGTATACAGAAATGAATTCAGGGCCAAAAGTACAACATAAGGGACCAATAAGAATAGAGGTAACTCTTACAAATAAACAAGATGTTGAGAACTTTAAGAATTACTTAGATAAGCTCGTAGGTAACTTACCAATCAAAGAACCTTCAGTGGGAAGAGGAAGACCTTCTACTGGGAGTAAACAACTTACTGAATCACCAAGAGAAGATATCTTGGCAGATGTAGAGAAAATGGTTGAAGAAGGTAAGAGCCAACAAGAGATTATTAAGTATCTAAGGGAATTAGGGTTTGTCTTTATTCTTACAGAGGACTTTCTTTTTCATTTCCCAGGATTTGAATTCAACAGTAAGGATGTGGGAGAAGCCACTGACAACAAGCAATATCCTAACTCATACTCCTGGATGGCAAGATGTATCAAACGAGCCAAAGACCCCAAGGCAGATAAATTTGACCCAATGGTCATCTTCGGCTTTAGTATCCTTGGTGGACCATCGAAGAAAATTGTTCCGTATCTTTATAAAGAAAGGAAGAAACCGTTAAGGGCCTCTGTTGGTAAGAAAACCATATCCTTCTCTCAAGCAGAGTTCACAAAGTTCCCCAAGTTTATGCTCGAGGAAGAACGATTAAAGTTCTCTGCAGAACAACGACAATTACTTCTCAACTCCGAGAAAAAGCCTTCAAAGTTCTTTATGAGATGGTACAAAGATGTAATATTCCCTGATTCAATCAAACAGAAAATCGAAGAAGCTATCTCTAGATAGACAACCTCTACCTCAGTATTTAATAAAAGAGTATTATTTATTAAAATAAAATTCTTATATTTGTATAACGAAAATAAATATTAAAAAATGGATGCAGAAACCAAAGAGGTAGTAAAGAACATTGCTCAGATTCAAATTGAGGCATTGACTAATATCAAAAATAATATCACTACAACAGAACCCGATTTACTCAGGAAGTTGTTACAGATAAACAATGAAGAGATGCTTGATTCAGTCAATCATCATATTCAGATTTACGAAGAGATATACGAAATGCCTCAATTGATAAAGACTCTGAATGAATATCAATTATACATCTGTTCTCATATCCTATTCAAAATGGAAGACGAATGGATACATGATTTATCCCAAGGAGTTTACGGAGCATGGGAACTATTACACAGAGAAACCAATAAATTTCATCCTGAACTCACATTAATAATTTAATTTAAAATGGACAAGAACGAATACTTAGAATCAGTTGAATTGAACACTGGAGTTGAAATGATTCCTTGCGAATCCTCAAACGTTGAAGGCTACGGATACGACTCCAAAAACAAACAACTTTGGATTGCTTTTAAAGGCAACAAAGTTTACCGTTATGATGGTGTACCTAAAGAAATCTGCAATGAATTACACCTAGCAGAATCCAAGGGTAAATACGTTTCTTCTAATATCAGAAACAAGTTTAAAACCACGGGCTATGAACTCAGGTCTTAAGAAATTACCTATCATAGGGTTAGCAGGATTTATACTAATTGGATTGGCTATAGGTTCAAAACCTACATCCGATGCAAGCAGGATAAATCCTGCTCCGTCGTTTAAAAAGAACGATGTACCAGAAACTAAATACAGTTTCTCATTTGCAGATAAGCCTAAGTCATTAATGGATTCAATTCAGGAAATGGCAAACAAACTCGGAAAAAGAATATACGAATATCAGGTAGAAATAGAAATCATTCCAGAGAATCAAATCTACCAGATAAGTAATTCTGGATATCAACAATACGAAGTTACTAGAAAAGGAGTGGGATACTCCCATACATGGGTTAAATTTTATACTGATAAGAAGTTAACTTATCAAGATGCTATTAAGTTTGCAGAGAAATATCCAGAAAAATGTATACCCTTTGTACCTGCTCCCAAGGCTAAATCAGAACTCGATTATTATAACGAAAACCTGGACGAATATTTATCAGACCCAGAAAACGAGATAGATTATGCTCCAGAGATCTTCGACTTCTTAGCCGATTAACCTCAGCTATTTAAAAATATTCTTTTTATTTTATTGCTATATAAAATATTATTCTTATATTTGCAATGTGATAAGAAATTAATTCATTTATAAACATTTTTAATATAGACGTTATGAAAAAGAATGAAAACAAGGTTGCTAACCTTATCGGTAACAAAGTTGCTCAACAATTAGAAGGAATTAAGGATGCTACATCCAAGTCTAAAACTACTAAGGCCCAGGGAACTAAAAAGACTAAGGCTCAATTGGTAGAAGAATCCCAGGAAGCTGCCAAGAAATTTGCAGGTGCCAAATTGGTTCAGGTTACTCCGGAAGAACCCAAACCAACAAAGAAAACCTCTAAAAAAGCAGAGGTAGTAAAAGATGTTGAAAAACAACAGAAACCCTCCATCATCGAAAAGGTAATCTCCAACCGGGAAGTAAAATACGTATACCCAGAGGATATAACCGATACCCTGGCCCGGAAGAAATGGAGACAACAAACTCGTAATGAACTTCACAGACTTGAACGGGAAATGTTCCGTATCAAGGACCAAAACTCCAAAGAATACAAGAAAGCTGCCAAGGCATATGAGGACTTCAGGAATAAAGTCCTTAAGCCAGAACAAGTTGCTTGATTTTACCTTTCAGGGAAGGTACCCAATATCAGAGTACCTTCCTCATTGTATTAACCTTCTAAAGGTATAAAAATGGATTACACTATATTCTCCGCAAAGGAGATGTTAAAGCAAGACAAGGAGTTGGTGGAGTTGCATAAGAGATGCGTTAAAACCTACTTAGTTCAACGTTCACTTAAACATAGGAAGATTAAGAAGTTCTTTATTGTATACGACTGGTATATTAACACCAGTAACATAAGAAACTTCTTTTTCAGGCCTGTACCAATATTTGTGCAGGCATTACTCTTGGGACAATTAGACGAAATATCAGATTATGTAAATAAAGACGGTTATGGTAAGAAACATAAGAAAAGAAGAAATAGAAAAGGTTGAGGTAACTTATATCAAAGGTAAGTATGCCTATAAAACCCAATACAATGTAATTAGTGGGAAGAAGCATGAGATACTTTATGCAGGACCAGTTAATGCTTTGCAACCTGCACTAGAGAATATTCTGATGCTGGTTAGAAATCCAACCAGAAGAATCTGTACAGATTCTAGAAAGACACTAAGGAAACTTGAGGAAAAGGCAACTAACCTAAATAACTTCAAGGACCAAGGTATAACCCATATAATAATCTACATATGTTCACGAATATAGTCAAAGACCTATACATAGGTAAATCGAAACTAAATATCCGATTTCAGAATCAAATCATAGAGCCTGAAACCATAGTAGATAGTTTGGGTGTACCTTATCCTAAATTAAAGGAATATCCTACCTTTCCGGACTATGTAGTAATAGGTAACTTTGATGGCAAGGATATTTTTAACATTCAAGTGGGAGAAAACCCTCACATGTTATTAATCACAGGAATCCCCAAAGGTGCCAAGACTTTAGATTGGTACAGGGTAAAGGAAGCAATCTGGTCCTCCTATTATGAGGATAATTACCGAGGATATTTATTTCAGGTCCAGGATGCAACCAAGAAAGTAACACTAAAGGCTTATCCTTTAGAAACAATTAAAGAGTAAATATATGGAAGCAATAGATTACGTAAAGTTATTTAAACTCGACCAAGAGAATTACGATTTTAAAAGGGAAGAGTTTATTTCCGAATTGGGTAAAGAGTTTCTAGATTATTGCCAAACTACTACCATTGGCATTAACCCTAAGACTCATAAGTTATATTATTATCGGTTCAAGGAAATCATTAAGAATTTCGAAAGTAAATTCTGGGCAATATCCAAGCTTAAGGTAGGTGAAGGATTTACACAGAACCTATGGAATGCTTTCTTTGCTACTCAGGTAGTACCTTTAAGAGCAAAGATGTTCCCAGATATCCAACAGTTCATTGAAAAAAGGAAGAAGGAATACCTCAATGAACAAGACAAAAAACAATCTACCTATAAAAAGGGAAGTCATGGCAAAGGAAATCCTAGACCTTCACGGCAATAAATTTATTGCCAAGGATTGGAAACTTTGCCTTAGTATTCCGATAGGCAAATGTGATAAATTAATTTTCACCAGGGATTATGTCTCTGGTGATTCTTTTAATTTGGCAGTGAAAAAGAAAACCTATAAGGCATATTTCTATAACCTTAGTATTAATTGCTATGTATGTTATAAGTTAGAGCTAGTAGGATATGATGAATCTAAAGATATAAGAAAGGCTTATTTATATGGCAAAAGAAGATAAGATAACAAGATTCCCTCGTCCTATGGGTACTACTGCAATGGCTTTAGAATACCAGAAGACACATGAAGAGGAAGCATTGATTAAGGTACAGAATTACCTTATTAATCAGTGGTTAATGGGTAATGGTGTTTTGTGTGGAGTAACCTATGATATCAATTCATTCTCTAATAGATTAGGGATTGATATAGAATATGTACGAGTATTCATGAGAGACAGATTATTGTCTTCTAGAATATGGGATAAAGATAAACAGGAAGAATTACTTAACGCGTTATTGGGAGAACAACTAGCATGGGCATTAGAGGATAGAATGGAGATATCTCACCAGTTGCAAATCTTAAGAGATTCCCAAGGAGGTAAATATACTCCTTTCATTTCGTCCGAGGTTAATAAGACATTGAAGCTTAAGTTGGAATCTTCTACATCATTACAATCAATCATTCGTAATCTTACTGGAGGCAATACAACTAATATCTTCAATCAGTTCAATCAACAGAATAATCTCAATGCTGAGAATACTATCTCGATAGAGGAAGCAAGAACTATCGTATTAGAATCTCAAAAGGTACTTACTAAAACTGAAGAAGCAAAACTCTTAGAGGACAAATACGATATCAATTCATTGCCTGAAGTAGTTGCAACTAAGCAAGAGGGAGTAGATACGTCCAAGGAGGGCCTTAATCTTAATAAGAAAGAACTCAATCAAATCACAGATAACTATAAGGCTGCTATGGAAATATCCTCTAAAGAACACCATGAATTGCGTAGGGAGATTGAAATGAGGATTGATACTGATTCATATGACCCAGAGATGGATAGGTATTTAGAGGATGATGAAATACTAGAGGCAGAGGAAGATACATCCCTTGCTGCATCATTCTTAAACAAAAGAAAATAACCTAGAGGCTACCTATTAATGGTGGCCTCAGTTGTGTATATACGGATTTGCATATTAAAATTAAAAGTATTATATTTGCATATCAATTTTAAAAATAGACAAATATATGGAAACATTAGACCCCGAATGTAAAAAGACCAAGATTAAGAACATCAATCAAGGTACTTACTTTAAACTTAAACCCACTACTACTGCACCAGTATGGGTAAGAGGAGAATATGAACGCTCATTAGGCAAATATTCTTGCTTTAAATTCGATGATACCAACCATGAGAAATTCATGAAAGGTTCTCAGGACGTATATATTAACTTTACATTTTAACACATGTTCAACTTATTCAGAAAGAAAAAGAAAATCAGAGTAATCAAAAGCCGCAGACTTATTACTCTACAAAAGTTAGAGGGTATGGAAGATACCCTTAACATTGCTATGCACTTCGAGTTAGAAGACTTTCATTCAAGAGTTCAAACGATACTCAATGAACTTCATATATACGATGACCGGGTATATGTTAATGCGTACAAAGAATACCAAGACCATTACAAGGTATATGATAGAGTACCAGACTTATTGCTCTATAAAATACCAGTATTATTTGCTAATTCATACCCGGGAATTGAGGCACAGACAGATAAAGACTTTGCTTACCAATTCTACATTCCAGATATGTCTTACTATGAGGCTCTACCAAAAGAGTTTAGATTGAATGAGGAGATTGAGGATAATTTTAAATCTATGTATTCAAAGGTATATCCATATTTACCAGATAGTAAGGTATCAGTAAATGAATACGTAGATATTATCCGGTTTAATTATTGCAAGAACTGGGATGTACTTTGGAATAATCCTCAATCAATCGGAAATTACTTTGATGAATGTATGGATATCATTATGTCATTTGCAGATGAAGATTGCTTGGTAGTAGTAAGTAATATCCTTGAAAGATGTGCTGAAGAACTCAAAGAGAAATTACGAACCCTTAAAAATAACAAAGATGAACAAGTTTAGATTCAAGGTATCTACCATGTTAGAACAGGTAGAGGACGATTACATTAAATTCGTGGGAGATAACTATGGTGTAAACCGGGATGAGTTCCTTAAAGACTTCAAGGCTAAACTTAATCTTGAAAGTCATCATGTATCTACAGTACATGCAGAATTACTTGAATACGAACCAAATCGTATCATCATTCAGACCTCTAAGTATAATACCCTATCAAGGGAATACAAAGACCATTACCTTTGGGTATTTACTAATAAGGGAGACAGAAAGTACGATTGGGACTTAAACAGATTCCGGGCTCTGCCTCAGTAATTTAAAGATAGATTATTAATTTGTTTGCAGATTGAAATATTATTTTTATATTTGTACATGAATTAATAATCTATCAAAATTTTATAACTATGCAAACCAAGTATTACTTATCATTCGAACAAGTTGGAATCATTAGACGTATTCCACTTAAGGAACAGGACCCCGATATGCAAGGAATCTTAGATGCCTTTATCAAAGCCTTCAGAATCGCTAACGAATTGGGAGATGAGGAAGAAGTTACTACTCCAGACTTAATCAATTCTCTTAACCATATTGATGACATTTACATTGATACAGTAGAGATTTACGAGGACGGATTCGAAATGATTGAACAGAAAGTACCTCTAGGAGATGCTAGCAAATGTGTAAGGAACCTCTTACAGATTATTCAATACAACGATGCTTTTGATTTAGCTGCTAATAATCTTGCTCTTGAGATTAAGAACAGCGTGAGATTCCATTGGAGACAACTTAACCCAGGTTCTTCAACTCCTGAACCTGAGTTCATAAATCAATTCTACGAAGAAGTAATTAACCGTTTAAAAACAAAAATATAATGCTAAAAATCGTATTTACCTCAGAAGACAATGAAAATTCTATGTTCGGCATAGAGGAATTCCCTATCTCAGCAGAACATGCCTCACAATTAATGCGAGGCGATATGTGCATAGAGAGGTTCTTGAACGATAACCTAAATGCTCCTGATGACATTTCTCGATTCAAAGGCCTTCTCCTAGAAGGAGATACCATTGACCATGTTACAGTTGCTATCAAATTTGAACCAGAATCCGATGTCAAAGAAGACATTAAAAAGCATCTGGTTAATGAACTATGGGAAACCATATATGATACTCTTTGTAGCTCAAAGGATACCATAACCCAGGAGACTATAGAAATGCTTCATTCCAATATCGATGCTTTCTACAAACAAGAAGTTACCCGGGAAGTAAAGCCATTCAAAAAGAAGAAACCTTTTTATCAGAGTTAACAAATCAATCAAAAGGCAGTCAATCCAACTGCCTTTTCTTGTATGTAGAACCTCAGCTATATTAAAATAATTGCATGAATAAAGTAATATTTAAAATAAAATGCTTATATTTGTAGTGTAATAATTAAATAATAAAAATATGAAAACAACAACATCTAAATCCTCCATCCAGAACTTAGAAGAGGTACTTCAAAGATTCATTGCTAACAAAAACACTTTCTCCCTCTGTAATGGAGAAAAGGAAAACCTAAAGGCTAACTTATACGAGTTACTTAGTAAGTTATACGATAACTATCAACTTGCTTGCATTGATATCAATCAAATCTGGGTATACGAAACTTGCTATTATACATTTACATTTGAAAGCCTGGTTACAGTAGACCGACCAAGAGAAAACATCATTGCCGATGGCTGCATACGATTTATGCAAAATTTTACCGATGGTGACGGTATCTTTATCTCATTCACCAAGCTGGATAAAAATCATTGGGTTTACCAACTTAACTTCAGAATATCATGAACGAAGAAGAATTAAAATCTCTGGCCTTACAGTTACATAAGGCACAGATACAAGAATATCCCTGGGTCTCAGCAGACCCAGAGGATGCTGAATCCTATATTAGGACTTATGGAGATACTAACGTACACTTGTACTACGATTATTTACTTGCTAACAACATAGGAGAAGTAGAAGAATGACAATTAGAGCTATTTTAGAAACAGAGACCATGGACCCTGACTTCAAGGAACCATTTTTAAACGGAATGCCTTTTGACATTACCGAGTCAACACTTGATAGAATCGTACGCTATGCTTCAGGTTGTACTGATGTTCAACAACCAGATGTAATCGCCATGGTTATTCAACATTCATTGGAAAACCGCAAAGAGTTATCCCAGTTATTAAATAACTGTAATGTTACTACACAAATGAGAGTACTTATTCCAGTGTCTATTTCTGCCCATACCTTTATTAGTCAGTATCAAGATACACTTAAAAGGGTATTAAAAGATAGGATTAAGGGAACTCTGGATGGCCTACCAAAAGAACAACGTAAAGAGCTTCTTAATGAAGTACTTGATGAGACCTTAGATGAAGATTAACCAGTTGTTTTCATATCTATCCCAGAGGCAGGACTCTAACCTAACTAAGAGTCCTGCCTCTACCTCAGTTATATTTGCATATTATTTATTTTATTCTTATCTTTGTAGTGAGAAATAAAATATATTTATTCATTTTAAAATAGACAACAACATGGTTAATCTTTACAAACTCACCAACTTACTTGAATCTGGGATGACAATATTCCAGCTCAATCAATGGAAAAACGAAGGTATCTGGTATCCAATTACCCAATACAAAAAGCCTTCAAACGAAATTGAGGTAGTCACTAACGTATTTACTCCTCTCGATAAGGATAATACTCGGTATCATATTCAATTAACTGCCAATTACGATGATAACGAAATCGATGAATGGAAACAATTCCTAGAGGATAATCAATGGAAACTCTATCCATTACTTAGGAATATACTTAATGTATTCTTACCACCACATGAACCCGGATATCGTATCCTATATACATTGTATCCTGCAGGATTCATTTCAGTAATTGCCGAACCATTAAAATCAAAGGAGGACTAACTATGGTACCATCAAAAACTTATCTTAAATTCAAAGAGACTCGTTCACAGGAAGACCTTGAAACTCTCAACAAATATCTCAATCGTTTGAACGAGATATCCAGTAAACTAAACGATGATGCCCTCGAACTCTCTGCCGAAGAAGAGAATAAACTATATGATGAGGATGAAGACCTAACAGACAAAGTCTTACGGCTACTATTTGGGGATACATTCTTTATCTTCATCAGCGAATATAGCCTTGACGGATACGATTCCTGGGAAGATACCGTCGAAGACCTAATGGAGGACTTATGCACTCATCAGGAAACCCTCGAGGACTTAGGTAAACATAACACCAATGAAGCCTAACATAATTCTTATACTAATTATGGGAGGGAACATCTTAATTATGGGTGCATCCTCCCATCCTACTAGTGAAGAACCTTTAACTTATGAGAATACTCATTGCTTAATATTAATAATATGCTAGAACAGTCTAAATTCTTAGTATCCTTCGATTGTCAAAACGAAAAATTCTGTGAGGAACTTATAATCACTTACAGAACTGAAGAACTAAGGCCATATCTAATATTCCCAAGGGTAAAACTAAATCCCAACCATCTTCATGTATATCATACCAAAAGGATACTTTCAGAACTTATAGGTATGCCATACTCTTCAATCGAGATAGTTGACCTTATAAGGCTTCAGTAGGTAATCGAGGTTATTGCATATATTATTTATTATTTCTATATTTGCATATCATTAATAATTTAAATATAGACGTTATGAAAGAAGAAAGTAAATTAATCGAATTATTTAAAAAATACCCCGGAATTGCTGCACGCATACGGAGGTCATTTGCTTATCACTACGACCAAATCCAACGGGAAATCGAAGCCGAGGTTGCTACAATTAACAAAGACGATGCTGCAACCATTATCGATTATACTACCGAATACATGGAGGAATCCATGGGTTGGCCTGACCCAGATAACCAAACCAACTTTAACAATCAACTCGCTTAATATTAACCAGGAGGGCTCACTACCCTCCACAAACTTATAACATCATGACAACATTAAATTCTACTTCTATCCTTGCATTAATCATTGCACAAAATCCTTATCATATTATCTCTATCCAAGGCCAAATGCCCATGTCACATGCCCAAAATACATATGACTTCGAAATTGCCGAGGATGACCCACATTACGATGATATGGTAAATTACTCTGGCGATATGCTTTGGGTATATACTTATGCCGATAAGGAATCCTTAGAACTCGACCTAATGGATATCCTCAATCAAATGGACTTACTTAGAGGCTGCGATGACCAATACTTTGATTATAACGTAGACGAAGTAGACATGGTACTCTACGGTGCAACCATTATCCAGGAACAGGAAAAATACAAACCTCTTATCATGCAAAAATTCCAACATTACAAGGATAACTTCGATGAGGAAGAACATGCCGAGGAAATCGACTATTATCTTAACTTCCTCGAAGAACCAGAAACTCTTTACACTTTCACCGAAAATATTATCAGTCTTTTCAAATCCTTTATCAAATGAGAACCAAACTTATAATCCTAACATCAATTGCCATGGCTCTAGTAGTCATGGCTTTCCCTACCAATAAATTCCAACCTAAAACGGTATGGGAACACTACTGCAAGTATACATTGGGAATACATCCATCCCAAGCTACCGAGGAACAATACGATTACTTCCTTGATTGCTGGTCAGGAGATGACGAATACCAATATCTCTATGACTACTACGAGAACAAATATCCAGAGTACAACAACCAACTAAAACATTACGGAAAATGAAACTAAAAATCACAACCTTAACAATCATAGAGGGTAACCAAGTAGAAAACATATACCATTCCTTAAATGATAACCAAGACAAGGCTTATCAAGAACTTATAGACCAAGTAAATGCTACCTACGGTGACGGAGGAATACTACACTTCAAAACCATGAAAGGTATCAAGAATTACTTCGAACACGTAACCATAGAGACTCAAGAGCTTACATCAACCGGATTTTCAAAACAGCCATCCTAAACAGAGAAACCAAATGAAAAAGAAATCCAAGAACCAAGTATACATACCTCACCAGGATAAATGGAATGAACATTTTCCTACTCCAGGTAAACCAAATCCTAATTACTACACAGACTCAGGTGCAACCTTCAATAAGCACCTACGTACCCAAAACAAATTAAAATCCAAACAGAAATGAAAATCCTACTACTCATAGGCTTAATAATATATACCTCATTAAGCCTAATACACAGAAGCAAGAGGTACCATCAAATACCAAACCCCACCAACAAACAAAAATACATATACTTAATCCTACAAGGCCTACAGATAATCCTATTAATCCTATTAGAGACCTTAATCCTAAGATACACCTAACCCCAAACAAATATCAAAATAAATACTAAAGCCCAGTATGAACAATAAACAAAATCATACTGGGCCTAACTATGTTACATAATACACATACCTAATATCACCAATCATATAATCAATATACATATAACTAATATAATATTGAAGGCCTTCCGGGGGTGTTGGGATTAAGGCAAACTTCTAGGCCTAGCCTCCCTCTCACTATACAACACCACTACTCTATAGCTATCTAACACATATGTCTCAAGGTCCTAAGGCTATATAACCAATTGCCTAAAAGGCCCCCAACAATAGCCCATTTGGGTACCTAAATCCGATAAATCCTAGACCCCTAATGGCCGCTTATTATATATAATAAGTATATAAAAAAGGCAATCGGATTTGTAGGATTAGGCAATTAAATATACCATTCATGGCCCCAGGATTTATTGGGATTTTATTAAAATTGTAGGCCATTTGGGGTACCTAAAACTAGTAAGTATGTTATTAACGGCCCTTGTAGTTAGTTAAAAAGAAACTTTAGATTGCTAGAAGGTATATGTTTTATGTAACTGTTTGATTACTAATAAGTTAAGTAGCCTTAAGACATTATCCATTAGGGGCCTCAGTAGGATTTGCATAAATAAATAAAAAGCATTATATTTGCACTATAAACAATTAAAAATATATAGATATGAAAACAGTACAATTTAATGCAAACAACATCCTTTGCGGTAACAATTACCCTATTGCCTATTATTATCCTATGGCCAAGGACCTGGTAGTTATCTCTACTGGCCATGACGATTCTATTATCGATGACTCATTGGGTTACTCAGAATATATCATACCTATCCTAGAAGCCATTCTAAAGACTTCTATTAAGGAATACGAGTTATATCTTGCTTCGATTACTTCTACCGTTACCGATTACAAAGGTACTCATACCTGGGTCTTCACTACGGGCACTACTTATTCCGATGCCGATATCGAATATATCCAGGCTGCCTTATACAATGTATTCTGCGAAAACAATGAAACCTGCGAACCAATCGTAAACTACGTTAACAATACATTTATCATTACCGACATCTATTCCTGCTAATCGCTATGGGAGCTCTATATATTTTATCTCAGGCCTTACAAGGCAATATTACAATGATACTTGCCTTACTCTTTATGCTATCTCCTGCTATAGTTGCCTTGATAGCTATATTCAAATCTCGCTAACTATGTTACACCTTAAGCCCATACCTATCTAAGGTACTGGGCTTTTCTTATGTAACCTAACTCTAGGCCATCATGGGACTTGCTAAGGCTTACCCATGTCCTAATTAGGGGCCTTAGTTCTTTAGGACTCCATACATGGCCCATGGCATTGGTATAAAAGCCTGCTAGTCACCTAATGGCCTTTATGTAATGTAATATACAGATAATAACTACCGGACTGTATGGGGCCCCTAATTTTCTAAAGTGGTACCTATACCAACCCCTTCTATATCCTACCTTATATCCATCAATATACCTATATTACCTACCCACAACCATGCCTCCAATTCAAACCCCTAAAACCTACTTGCAAATTTTTCATACGAAATTATTAAAAATAATTCTTTAGAAATTTCTCGAAAATTTTTCTATAAATATTTTGTAGATACAAATAAAATTCTTATATTTGTATTGTTGAAAAAGCAAAGAAATATTTAAAATTTTGATTAACAATTTTTAAAAAGAAAATTCTCTGAAAATTTTGCTAATTAAAATATAAATTGTATCTTTGTAATGTAATCAAAAAGCGATACTTGACATATTGAAACAATATAAAATTAATTTATTCCTTTTCTCTTTTTCTTATAAATCATTTAGTTTTATAGAGAAAAGGATATAATAAAATAAACTTAAAAACTAAATGTATTTTATTATGGAAGAATTAAAAAATGTAGTAGTAGAAAAAGAAGTTGCTAACAACAAAGTAAACAAAGTAGAAGCTAAAAAAGCAAAAGCACAAGCAAAAGCAAATAGCACTATTAAATTATCAGTTGATAGTATTTTTAAAAGTCTAAATGAAAAAACTAACGGACTTTTAAAAACTTCTTTAGGAAAAAAGACTGAAATTTACGTTGAAAGTCTTTTTGCAGAGTTGAACGAAAAGCAAAAGAAAGCGTATCGAAAAAAATTAAGAAACACAACTTTTTCTTTGCTTGATTCGATTTGCAAAGCAAAAGAAGAAAAGAAACAAAATGAATTAAAAACACTTGTTTCAGCTTTCAACGATTTTTATAAGCAAGTTTATAAAATTCATGATTTTTCTTTTGCGTCTATTGCAAGCGAAAATACAAAGGACACAAAAAAAGAAGTTCTTACAAAAGGTTTGAATATTGTTAAGAATTTCAAGTAACTAACTGCAAAGGGAAAGATTAAATCTTTCCCTTTTTAATTTTAAAATAATATGCTTATACTTACTTTATTAGTAGCTACTTTAATAGTAGTTATTTGTTTTATTTGCTTACTTTATTTTGTAGCAAACGTTTTAGATAAACGTTATGTAATAGTTTTAATTGATAACAGTTATCAATTAATAGACGCAAATACATTAGAAAATTACGTTGATAACGTTAATAATGTATTAGATATAGACGAAAGAAATTATTTAGATATTACTTTAATTTCTTTTAGTTTATTCATTATATATTTATTTGCTTGCACACACAAAGAAAATAAAAATTTCTTTGATAAGTATTTTAATAAGCACTACGATACAATCGTATATTAATATTGAAAGGGACAAATGAATAAATGTTTGTCCCTTACTTTTTATTTTTGAATGTTAAATTTAACGTAACCGTGCCCCCCATTTAGTACCACAACTTTTGAGCTCCTCGTATTAAGGGGTACCTAGACATCCCACAAACCACACAAAGAAGCCAGAGACCTAATATCCCTGGCAACTAATTAAAATATACCATTGATTAGAACCTTAGTCCTATCCTTCCCAAGAACTCCTCTCCTCTTACCTCTATTTTTCTCATAAAAGAAAACATACCACATTTGAAGATTAGGTAACCACCATCTCTTAACTTCACCATACCCATCAAAGAATCTTTCAATACAAATCATATCCGACTTGGTAATCCAAATCTGATACCAAATCCTATTGCCTTCAGAACACCTTAGGATTCTCTTATTAGGTTTATCACTTATCACTTTAACCTTCACCATAATCAAGGGTATATTTTAGGTTCTTCAAAGGTAAGAGGAGGGAGCTCTGGTTCTCCCTCTCTTTTAATTCTCTCTAAATCCTCCAAGGCACACTCTAGTATTTTAATACGGTTATCATTATGTTCCTTAGATATAGGAAACCAGAATGCTGTTCCTAGAAGGTATTCATGTCCTTCTAGGTTTTCTAATGGCATTCTATACCATATCCTACCTTCAATTCTTAATCCTTCTCCTTGCAATTTTATGATGGTAGGGTTATAATAACCAAAGTATACTATCTCGATATTAAACCTTTGTGGGGTGAACCATGGTTTAATTACCTGTCTCCATAGGAAAACTTCTTCGACTAATGCAAATTCTCTACTGATAGTTCTGCTTACATCAATTAGGTCAGCACATAATCCTCTTGGAGAATCGGGTATATTAAGCCTTCCATATAGGACTGCTTCAAATGTATTCTTTACTGGAAGATAGTAATTTCTTATCCTTTCTTCGATTACCTTATTCTCTTTGGAATTATAATCGATTGCAGTGAACGTAGGCTTTTCCATCCTTCTCTAATTTTCTTTCAAACCATTGGCAGGTAATACATCTTGGGCTTCCCACCATTACTTCTGTCTCTCCCTTGATTACTGGGCAAGGATTGGTAAGCTTCTTTTGCCTACCAACCTTCTTAGTCTTAATCTCTCTGTTCATGTTTCTTTTCTATATAAGTTATTATAAAGTATATCGGAAATAGGGGCATAATTAACCAGATAGTTAGGAATAGGAATCCCGGTCTAGTTAATCGGTGCATTGAGCATATCACTCTGGTCATAAACCAGGCAGGTATAATACAGATAGCATATATTATACCCAAGATAATCCACATCATTGTTCGAAGTATTTATTTACTATTTTGGATATCTTCTTATCTAACTCTACGATTAGTTCACTGAAGTCTTTGTCCTTCATATCCTTAATCTTGGCTTCGATAAATTCCAGGTTTCTCTTAATAGAGAAATAAGATTTGAAGGCTTGGTAATCCAATTCCGATTTATCTGTTAGAGGTAATATCATACTTGATTTACCATCTAACCTTGTATAGAATCCATCGGGTCCCAGGGTTCTTGATACCTTTACTTTGTTACTCAGTACTGCAAACCCACCTTTCTTATCGATAGATTCTACAGTTACTTTCTCCATAAGAGTTTTGCCGTCAGAGAAAATGACTTCTTCACCCTCCTTTAGCTTTTTGGTTTCTTTGTTCTTTTTCATATCTTTATTATTAAATTGTTTATGCAAATATACAAAATTATTCTGATTTAATACAATTATTAATCATTATTTTTAAATCTGCTGCGGTAAAGGATTTCCTGTTAAGTAAGTTATCCAGTTGTTCTGGAGTTAGAATTATACCATTTGGAGTAAAAAGTTCTCTTAAGTGTGCCGGAATTATTCCCTGGAATCCCCAATTATTATACGAACCAATGTATACTTTATCTTTTACCATTGCAGCAATATATTTCTTAGTTGAGCCCAATGACTCTCTTCTAAATGTAGCAACCTCTAACCAAATCTTATTTAAGTGAATGGCATAATGCTGAAAATAGGGTGTAACTAAGGGAATCATTTCATAATTAGAATCCTCTATCAAAGTTTTATCCGATTCAAGGATTCTATGCCAAAAAGCACATCGAAAACAGAGTTGTTTTTCCTTCATTAATTGAGGTACTGTTTTGGCTAAATCGTAATCATCCAAATCTAATGGTGAATTACATAGGTGACATGTGAGTTTCTCTTCCATATTATTATAAATTTTATATAAGATAATAGAACTCCTAACTATCATCCAGATAAGGTATACGCAATACTTTCTTTTCTTTAATGAACTTTAAAATATAACGTTATGGATAAGTTAACTAATGAAATGATTGTGGCTCTGGCCAATGATTTAGGACTGGAGCCAGCTCTTTTAAAGGCAGTACAACTGGTTGAAGGAGCAGGTAGAGATGGATTTCTAGTAGATGGTAGACCTCAAATTCTGTTTGAAGGTCACATTATGTACAAAGAAATCAAAAACAAGTTCGGTTTAGACAAGTCAGTAGCCGCTCAAAAGAGTTATCCTACGATTTGTTTCCCAAAATGGGATAAATCGAAGTACTTGGGAGGAGCAAATGAGTACAAAAGACTCGAAATTGCCAAGAAAATCGATGAAGAATGTGCTTTGAAGTCGGCTTCTTGGGGAATGTTTCAGATTATGGGCTTCAATCACCTCTATTGTGGCTGTAAAGACGTCTTCGAATTCGTGAAAAAGATGCAGGAATCTCATGAAAGTCAGTTAAAACTCATGTATTACTACATGAATAACACTAGTTGCTTGAAAAATCTGAAAGAACATGACTGGGCAGGCTTTGCTCGGAAGTATAATGGTCCTGGTTATGCTGAAAATGCCTATGACCAGAAGTTAAAAAACGCTTACGAAAACTTTAAAAACAAGATATAATGAAGGTAATTTACAACAAATTCATCCCATTTAAGGGATACAAGGCAATGAACTTATTCGGAATTGTCTTTGTGAGAAAAGGTGCTAAGTTTGACACCTATGATTACAATCATGAGCATATTCATCTCAAACAAATGCAAGAGATGTTGTGGATATTCTACTACTTATGGTATGCAATCGAGTACCTAATCATCATGTTCTTTGCTAAGTGGAACAAACAAAGCGAAAGATACCATGATGTAAGCTTCGAAGAGGAAGCCCATAATAATGACCACGACTTGGAGTATATCCGAACTCGTAAACATTATTCCTGGGTTAAGTATGTAAAACTTAGAAGCTACAAGAAATAAGTATTTTTAATTACATAATCTTTTCCCGTTACAATTGACCGAGCTTTAGTCTTACTTATTTTAAATTTTTGGGCTAAGTATCTTGAGGTAGTATTGGGATGTCTCAACTTATATCTATATACTCTAAGCCTTAATCTATCAGAGTAAACTCTAGCTCGGCCATCAGTTTGTTTTTGTGCATTATTTTCAGAAACTGTACCCCAGTATAGATTTTTATAATGATTGTTACAGGGGTTATTGTCTATGTGGCATACACAATTTTTATTATCTGGATTGGGAACCCAAGCTAAAGCCACTAATCTTGCCAGAGTTTGTCTGGAGTTACGTTTTCTACCTCTAACTCTAACACTAACGGTGGGCTTAATATAGGTTCCATTTCTTTTAGAGTTAGTTCTATAACCTACTTTAAGCTCTTTTAGAGTATTATTAGATTGGATTTTAAAAGCTTTACCTTCTTTAGTAACATATAAGTTACAAAAACCGGGTACATTACATTGAACTAAATTTTTCATATATGAATATATTAGGTGTTTCAGCCGCCCAAGGGGCGTTATTATTTCCATTTTTACATAGTAAGAAATATAAAATACTAGCCAATATTGAACCAAGAGGAGTATTTCATACTAGTTGCGAGAGTCAATGGAAGTTAAACTTTGGGGATATACCCTTTTATAGGGGATTTTGTTTACAAGAATTTGATGAGAAAGTAGATATTGTGGTTGCTTCCCCAGATTGCGGGATAGCTTCAATTATGAGGCTTTCAAAGGTAAAAGAATTGGGTAATCCTAAGGATAACAGGAGTTTAAATCTAGTAACTGCTGCAATATTAGAATATAAGCCTAAGATTTTTCTTATTGAAAATCTTCCTCGTTTGCTATCTTTACTTCCTTGTGAATTCTTTGAGGAAACCTTTAAGGACTATAAACTTATTTTTCATGAAAGGTCAGTTTCTGACTATGGGAACTCTCAAGTATCAAGGAAACGTTTAATCGTTATTGGAGTGCATAAGAAAACCGGTAAGAAATACTTGAATGCTTTTAATGAAGTATTCCAAGTAAAAACTCCAAAACTTACTAGAGATTTGCTCTCTGTATCTCCTTACGGGAGTAATTATAACATCCCGATAGAAAAGACCCTTGCAATGTATGACTATCGAAAGCTTCCGGAAAAGAAGAATCTGACTGTTGAGAAGATTCAAGTATTATGGAATAGTGCTTTCAAGAACGAGAAGAAATGGCCCATTAAAACTGCAAAGATGAGTACTCTCCCGGGAGTATATCGATTAGAATTAGATAAACCACCTCTAACTTTAAGACCTGCAGATAGGCAATTTAGACCCGATGGGTATCCTCTTGGGATTAATGATTTCAAGGTAATTATGGGATTTCCTAAAAAATTTAAGATTTACATTGACCAAGAAAATTACCTTTATTGGTTGAATAAGGCAAGGTATACAATTGCCAAAGGTTCGGTATACGAAGTAGGGCTTTGGTTTAAGAAATGTATCAAAAATGTCTAGGTACACTTTCATGTTAATATATACTAAAGTATATATTACTCCAAACTGCCCTTTGAAAAATATAGATATATAATATACTACGTATATATATCTATATTTTTATATACGTATATAGCTATTGTTTGTAGTAGATATTGAATATATGTTTTAGGATATAGGAAATTTATCTCACTACGTTCGATAAAAGGTAATCGCTTAGCGATTACCGATAGTTAGTAATAATTAAATTTTTCGTGATGATGAAAACAGATAAAAACAAGTGGAAGAACTTTGTGTTCCTTTTGCTTCTAGGATTTACTATTTACCTTTGCTTCAGGAATTACAAACTGAATTCATATATCAGTCAACTTCCTGATTCATCGGTCATTGGCATTCCTGATACAATCAAACTGAAAGAGAACTTCAAACCCGTAATTCCATATACACAATTGGTTCAGCCCCAGAGAATTCTTCTCTACGACTTCTATCGAAACAGTAGCAATTCGACTAAACCCCAGGCTTCTGATTCAACAGCGGTTACTTCGAATAGGATTAGTAGAGAAGATTCTTTGGTCCAATTTACCTTGGATAAAAACCAATTGAATCTAAGTTTATTCAACAAGGAAACAAACTCATATTCAACGAGAATGTTTAACATGGACTTAGATAAGTATAAGTACAATTGGTATGAAGGTCAATTAACTCAAAAAAGAATTAGAAAACTAACTCTAAGTCCATACGTTTATGGTAAATATAGGGTCTTTAATCAAATGTTAGACATAGGGACAGGCCTTTCAATCAAGACTACTAATTTCAATTATAAACTCGGTATAAATGCTTTTCATTATCCGAAGTTCTTTTCGGGAATAAAAGCTGACTTAGAGTTTTCAGTAACATATAACTTTTGATTATGGCAAAGAAGATTAACATAGAAACTAACACATCTGCTCTCACAAGGGAAGAACTAGCAACACTTGCTAAAGTTAGTAATGATGTTTTTTACTTTAGCCTTTTCACTTATGTGATACACCCTATGAGGGGAAAGGTAAGATTCGAACTTTACCCATATCAAAAATCGGTTCTGTATAATTTCGTAAAAGAACGTTTCAATATTCTGCTTAAGTTCAGACAGGCAGGTATTACAGAGCTTATTTCTATGTACTGCCTATGGTTGGCAATGTATCATCCTAACAAGAAGATTAACATTATCTCAATCAAGGACACAACAGCAAAGAAGGTACTTAAGAAAATTAAGTTCATGTACAAAAACCTGCCATGGTATTTACAGACACCGATTATCAATGGTCGTTCGGGAGAGTATGGTTCTGCATCAATGATAGAGTTCGATAATGGCTCATTCATAGAATCTATCCCAACGTCTTCGGAAGCAGGTCGTTCAGAATCTCTATCTTTATTGGTAATTGATGAAGCAGCAGTAGTTAGATGGGCAGCCCAAATCTGGGCAGCCGCTTTTCCTACTCTTTCCACTGGTGGAGCTGCTATCATCAATTCCACTCCTTATGGAGTTGGTAACTTCTACCACTCAACTTGGGTTGATGCTATTGCAGGTGGAAACCCATTTAACCCACTACGATTGTATTGGCAAATGCACCCAGAACGAGATATTAATTGGTACAATGAAATGTCTTCTGCTCTTGGAACAAAAAGAACTGCACAAGAAATCGATGGTGACTTCTTATCCTCTGGAAATACGGTCTTCGACTTAGCTGATATCAAAGCTATCGAAGACTGTCTTAGTGATTATCCGGTTATTAAGAAAAGATTCAATGGTCAATATCGGCAATTCTTAGACCCAGCACCAGATAAGGAGTATTTCATTGGTGCTGACGTTTCAACTGGTAGGTCTTCTGACTACTCTGCATTTACATGCATGGATAAACAGGGAGAAGAACAAGCAGTATTCAAAGGTAGACTTTCAGTAGATAAGTATGCAAGATTGCTTGGAGATACAGGGCATTTATTTAACTTTGCTACTATTGCTCCAGAATCCAACGATGTTGGATTAGCAGTAACTTCTGCTCTTCAAACTGAAGGCTATCCAAAACTGTATTACTATCAGAAAATGCTTAAAAAGAAAGGTAAATCTAGACCTGAGGTAGATAAATCTCCAGGATGGTTAACTACACAAAAGAACCGTTCTGTTATTGTAGAGGGACTTGAACAGGATATTCGAGAAGATAATATCACTGTTAAAGACCCTTTCTTTGTTCAAGAAGCATATACCTTCATATATGATGGTTTAGGTAGGCCAGTTGCAATGGGTAAGCATAGAGCTAACAACTCTACAGTAGATGTAGACCTAGAAGGAGATGTATATGCAGATGACTCTATATTCGGTAAAGCAATCTGTAATCACATAAGAAAAGGAAAAACTAACGTAATAGTACAACCGAAATGAAAAAGCTCAATTTTAATTGGAGTTGGGGTAGGAAGAAAGACCCACCTCCTGAATCAAACAAGGAGCCAAGCAAGCCAAAAGCTGCTGCTATATCTCCTGGTAGAGTATCCGTGGATGAAGATAACTCTTTACTCAGTACTCTGAAAGGGATGACCGTAATGGTAGACCCTTCTTTTCGTGTTGAAGTAATCCCTTTGATTCGTGATTTATATAAGGTAAATCCGGATATGGGCATTGCTTTGCAGGATATGTTTAAGTTGGCAAATACTGGTCATACGGTAACATTCCCAAATAACTCGGATGCCGAGGCAGATAAGATGAGAAAACATCTTACTGAAGCTACTAAGAAATGGTCCAGGTATACTGCTGGTATAGATGGTCTAGTTAATAAGATGATTGTACAATGCCTTGTTAGTGGAGCTATCTCTGTTGAAGGAGTTCCCAATGATATGTTGGATGGTTTGGACACAGTCTTATTCCTTAGACCCGAGAACATTGTTTTCAAAAGAGAGAACAATGGAGTATATTCTCCTTACCAGAGGAATAAGAATTACTTTGTCAAGCACCAAGATTATATCAAACTAAATCCAGAAACTTATGTGTATGCTGGTATGTTTAATGATACTGATGAACCTTATGGGATTCCTCCTTTTATGGCAGCATTGGATTCATTAAAAGGCCAACATGATATGAAGGTTAACTTCAAACACATAATGGAAATGGTTGGTATGGTAGGATTCTTGGAAGCTAAGATGACTAAACCAGACCAGAATCCTAATGAAAGCTTACAAGCTTATCAATCCCGTCTTGAACGTACCCTAAGAGATTTGAAAAGAAATCTTCGTAATGGTATGAAAGACGGTATAGTAACTGGTTACATCGATGACCATGAGTTTAAACTCAATTCAACTACCAAGGAACTTGGTAATATTGAGAAACCCTGGAATATGAATCAGCAATCAGTTGCAAATGGTTTGGGAGTTAATGGAAACCTTATCGGAGTTAGTTCAACAACAGGAGAAGGAGCAACGGGTATAATGCTGTCTAAGTTAATCAGCCAGTTAAAAAATATCCAAATGCTTGTAACTTATGTATTAGATTTCCTTTATTCTCTAGAACTGCGTCTGGCAGGCTTTGATAATAAAGGAATAAAGATATCATGGGGAACTTCAACTATCTCTGATGAAGTTAAGGTTCAACAAGGTCTTCAGTATAAAATCCAAAACCTGGATTTATTATATAAGGCTGGTATCATTAGCCAAGACCAATATGCTTGGGCAATGGGTTATGATTCTCCTGATGAGAATGAACCAAGAGTTTCACTTGAGGACCAATTTGCTAAAGGCGGTAACTCAGACCCTCAAGAAGGAACTAAGAAGAAGCAAAGGCAAGATGATAAAAATCAATCTGCTCGTAGGTCAAGAGATAAAACTAATCCGGCTCCATCTCGTGGAGACCAAAATACAAAAGCAAGATGAGTAAATTTACTAAAAGAAACAAAGAGCATCTTGATTCAATGGTGATTGGCCAGGGTCATACCATTATGGCTGGGTATATCCCAGAAGCAGTTGGAGCCCAGGCTTTCTCAGAGAATTATTACAAATGGAAGACTCCGACACCGGATACCATTGCTCAATTTGGATTTTGGGGAGGGGATATAGATTATAATACCTATTATCCAAACCTTGATAAATCGGAACTTACTCCGAAGGACGAAGAGTTCATAGAACCAATGTTTAGGTTACTTTCTGAAACGATTGTATCCAAGAACTGGAATCCTACTGACTTTGGTCAGAATGGAGTACTTAAGGCTTCCATGAAACTGTTACTCGGGCAAACAGTAAATTGCGACCATGAAACAAATATTGGTAATGCAATTGGAGCTGTATCTCAAGTAATGTGGCAGGAGTCTTATAAGGATGGAAGCTTTACTATACCTGCAGGTATCAACGGTATTTTGAAGATTGATGGTAAAGCTAACCCAAGAATTGCTAGAGGTATTCTTATGGAACCTCCTTCAATTCATAGTAACTCGGTAACAGTACAGTTTAAGTGGGATAAATCACACCCAGGAATGGAAGATGGTGAATTCTATCAAAAACTTGGTACTTATGACTCTAAAGGTGAAATGGTTCGTAGAATAGTTACTGAGGTAGTTCGATATATGGAAACATCCCTGGTATCTCATGGAGCTGATTCATTTGCTCAAAAGATTGGTGAAGATGGTAAAATCATTAATCCAACCTTTGCAAAAAGAACCTGGTCTTCTTATGAGGAATATCGGGATGACAAGTCCAAACAGTACTTCTTTACTGACTACAAAACGGATTTCAACTCATTCCAAGAAAAGGACAATACTCCAGATTCTTTTAATGATAATGGTACCCAAGAAAATCATAATCCTAATAAAGAAAATATGAACAAAGAATTGCAAGAATTTTTAGAAAAGCTTTTCGGAGATAACATGTTATCTCTGGCAGAGGGCAAAGAAATGACTCAGGAAGAAGTTATTTCTTGTATTCAAAGCTTGGTATCATCCAAAAACAGTCTTCAGACAACGGTAGATAATCTTACTACAGAGAAGTCTTCTCTTACAGAACAGATTACCAATCTGAATGCAGAAGTTGCAAACTTGAAGGAAATGGCAACTGTAGGAAGGAATCATATTGCTTCTCTCCGTGAAAGTGCTGTTGCTACTTACAAGAAGTTGATGGGTGACAAAGCCGATGAAACTATTGTTACAATGTTGAATGCCGAAACTACCGGCATCGTTACTCTTATCTCCTTGACCAAGGATTATCAGAGTCGTCTGGAAGAAAAATTCCCAATGGTATGTGCAAGCTGTGGTTCTCATGATGTAAGCCGTGCTTCTTCTGTTGCAGAGAATGATGAAAAGACTGGAACTCAGAAACCTGCAACTACTTCGAATGCAGAAGCCAAGTCTACTTCGGAAACCCTCGAAGACTTGTATAAGAAGAAATTCAAGTAATAATCGATAAATATCACTGTTATGACTAAAATCGTAAACAAAGACCAGCCAATGACGCTGTTTGGGGAAAAGACCCCAAGAGCGGTGATTTACAAAAGTGAATCACACAAATTGCACCAAGCTTTCTGTGTAAAAGATGGTGAAACAATTTTGCAAGGTATGCCGGTAGCTCTTGGAGAAGACGGTTTAATTGAGCCTTACACTGAACCTACTCAGGTATATATCGGAGTGGCAGTAACCGACAATGTAAATCCTGCTTACCAAGCACAGAACAAATTCCCAGTAGAGGTAACTGTTGCTGTAGAAGGTTACATGATTTGTAACTGGGTATCTAATGCTGCTGACTTAAAAGCAGGATATGTAGTTCCCTCTGGTGACTTACTGAACGGCCGATTTGTAAAAGCAAACCAGTCAACAGATGCTACACCTTTCATTGCCATCATACCTGCAGATGAGGCAAACGAGGTAATTCAAGTACTTATTAAATAAGAGAAGAAGAAACATGGAAAAAGTTGATATTTCAAAGTTGAAGAGAGAAGACTTCGCAAAAGAACTTCCTCAAATGGTACAGCAGTTGGATGCTTACCGTCAAGGTTCACAGAACAAGAAACCTGTGGACATCACATTAGGTGAACTTACCACTGGTAAATGGGGTATTACCCAAGATGAATTGTTCGAGAAGTTGGATATCAATCCGAAAATCGACACAATGGAAAACATCTTCACAATGCCTCAGCAAGATGTTCGTTGGATTGTTCCGGAAATCATTCGTTCTGCCATCACTCTTGGTATGCGCCAGGCTCCATTCTATCCGGAGATTATTGCATCTGACCAGTCAATCAGTGGTCTTAGCGCAATCATGCCGATGATTAATATGTCCGATGCTGCTCCTGCAAAGGTTAACGAAGCAGAAACTATCCCATTGGGAGATGTAAGCTTTGGACAGAAATCAGTAAGTCTCTTCAAAATTGGTAAGGGATTCAAACTTACTGATGAAGTTCGTAACTATGTATCTCTGGATGTATTGGCAATCTACCTTCGTGACTTTGGTGTTCAGCTCGGTTATGCAATGGATACTCTGGCAATGGATGTTGTTATCAACGGTAACAAACCCGATGGTTCAGAATCTGCTCCGGTTATCGGTGTATACGAAACTACGAATGGTATCACTTACAAAGATTTGCTGCATATCTGGGTAAGAGCTGCTCGTATGGGACGTAACTTTACTACTATGATTGGTGGTGAAGACCAAGCAATTGAAATGCTGAACTTGCCGGAATTCAAAGAACGTCATTCTGGTACAACTGAAGCTACACTGAATGTGAAGTCTCCTGTACCTAAGAATGCTAACTTCTATATTCACCCTGGTACACCTGACCAAGGCTTGCTGTTGATTGATACAACTGCTGCTTTGATTAAACTGACTGCAAAACAGTTGATGCTTGAATCAGAAAGAATTGTATCAAATCAGACTCAGGCAATCTATGCTACTCTGACTACAGGCTTCTCTAAGATGTATCAGGATGCTGCATTGATTCTGTCTGCAGAGAAGAAGTTCACTGAATTCGGATTCCCTGAATTCATGAACATTGACCCATATCTCTTGGTTAACCTTGAGTAATAATACACCTGGTTTATTTTACAAATAATTCCATTTCTTGATGGGGTAGGTTTTGCGAGGACCTACCCCTAATTTTAAACATCTAAAAACTTAGTAAAATTATGGATAAATATAAAGTAACTGTAGGTGCTAAAGCTTACAGCTTCCATGACCAATCTACAGGTATTACAATTTGTAGAGGAGAAGAAAAAGAATTGAGTGCTCGACAGTACAGAACTAAAAAGATTCAGATGGCTTTGAATTCAGGTCACCTGCGTTTGGTTCTTGATAAGAAAGCTGTCGACAAATACTCCAATGATGACATCGATAAGTTGGAAAAGAAACTGAAGGCTCAGTTCGAAAAAGGTATGGAAATCAAAAAGATTGCCAAAGCCTATACTCTCGAAGAAGCAACCCTTATCGCTGCTCGTCACGAAATTGTTGCCGACAAAGGTGATACAGTTGAAACTCTGATTCAGGTTCTGTTGGAAGAGTTCGAAGAATCTAAAAAATAAGATACCATGGACAATCTAGACTTTGTAGCTATTGCGAATGGTCTGGAAGTTTCATTTAGAGTATTAACCAAAGTCCCAGCCAAGGCCATTTTTGACTGGGACTTTGGTGATGATAAGGGGTCCGTTTATGATGTTAAACAACCTACTTATACTTATGAAAAGTCCGGATTCTATACAGTAGCGTTGAACATAACGAACTCCGAAGGACTTAACTTAAATGCAACTAAAACCGTAATTGTAAATACCGAGTCTAAAACTACATTAACCGATAGTATATATAACCTAATCAATTACTACATTCCTTCAGAAATCTCAGATGGTATGTCATCAGAAGAGAAAGCAATGTACATAACTAAATGGCAGTTATATATCCAACCGCTAGTAAATCATATTATCCCACTGGATAAATATAATGATGAGTTAATGTATGAAGCTCTAGAAAACCAACTAATTATGGAATTGGCAGCATGGGATTATCTCAATGTTAAGCTCCTTAATTTATTAACAAGTACAGGAGAATACCTAAGTCAACTTACTTCAACCAAAGAACAAGTTGGTGATGGTTCTTCTAAACCGGAACAAGCTCGAGGTGATAGAATCAAACAAATCACAACTGGGCCTACTGAAGTACAGTACTATGATACACTTGCCGATGCAACATCTTCCCTATGGAAAACATTTTCTCAAGCAATGCAACCTGGTGGTATCATAGACGAGTTAAGAAAAAACCTTTGTATGTTAGCTGGACGATTGGAAATCTACTTACCATTCTGTGACCAATTGAGTCATGTAGTAGTTCCAAGAGTAGTAGACAGAAGAAGACCTGGATTAATAGATGGGCCAAACCCCAGCTCTCCAGTAAAACGTAATGGTAGAACCTTAATCAAGAAAAGATGACCAAGACTCCTCATAGAATGGTAAAGAATCGTTCTTGGGATAGATACAAGAAGATTATCAATGACTTCTTGGACATAGATGCTGGAAGGCAAACTATAACTTGGGCAAAGAATGTAAATCAACTCCTAAGTCATGGAGAAGATGAAATCCCTAAATATTATAATATACCAATCGAGGCATTATGTTATTACAATGCCTTCAGAAACTGGCCTATTAATAAGGCAACAGTAACTGGAGAACTCGATGATGAGAATTTATCAATACTGGTTACTAAATCATATATAGAACAACTGGGATATTTAACTCCAGAAGGCTATTGGGATTTTAACTGGTCTGAAGATAGATTTGTAATCAACGGTATCACTTATAAACCTTCGGGAGATACACAAGTTGCCCAAGCCAAGGATGAAGCATTAGTCTTCATGGTTATCCTAAAAAGGGACCGAGATACCAAAATACAATTCGTAGAATAAAATTGAAAAGTATATGGCAAAGATGTTAATGTTACGATGGAAACCAATTAATACCGGAAATGGTATTTGGTTTGACAGTAACCTGATTGTCTTGAACGGTACATCTGGAGTACATATTGAAAGTAAGAAAAGTAATTTAGACGTTACCACATTCCAGTCTATGACTGGAGGTAAGTTTGTTACTTGCTTTCAAGATTACTTTGGAGAAGTTTGGGATAAGATAATACCTCATCCGGGTATTGGCCAGGTGATAAAATTCCGTATCAATCAACTCCCAGATTATGCAATAATCAGAGGTGATATTGAAGACGGGGGAGATCCAGACCCAGAACATCCAGATATTCCAATGAATGCCTTCTGTGGAAAAGAAGGAGAACCATTCAGAGATAAGAATTCTGACTTCTTCTGTGGTAAGCAAGTAATCAATCCTTAAAATAATAACAATATGTACGTAAGTAAGTATTACACAAATGAAGAAATTGACCAAAGACTTTTACAGGGTTATTTCGATGACTTCGTAAAGGCTGGGTTTGCTGGAACTATTAATGAGTTCTGGGCATTCGTTCTTTCTATTGCCAATAAGGTAGATAAGAGAGAAGGATACGACTTATCTAAAAATGACTTCACAGATAAACTCAAAGAGAAACTGGAGGGCATTGAAGAAAAGGCAAACTACATCACTAAGCTTTCTCAGTTGGAGAATGATACTAAGTTCCAAACTGAAGAACAGGTAAGACAAGCTATCAGTGATTTGATTGATGGTGCCGATGATGCACTTGATACATTAAAGGAATTGGCAGAAGCATTGGGAAATGACCCCAACTTTGCTACTACAATTACCAACAAACTAACGGATTTACGTAATGCACTGACAGATGAAGTTAACCGAGCTAAGGAGGAGGAAGGGAAACTGAGTACCCAAATTAGTGAGGTTAACTCTAATTTCATCAAGGCAGTGGATTTACTTAATGATAAAATCGACACTGCAGTTACTAACCTTATTAATAAGATAGATAAGGTAGAAGCAAAAGTCGATAAGAATACTGCTGACATTGCAGACCTCAGAAATGAAACTACTGGTTCATTGGCAGAAGCTAAGGCATATGCTAAAGACTTGGTAGATAAAGAAGCTGAGCTTCGTAAAACGGCTGACGATGCTTTATCAGAAAGTATTCACCAACTGAATACATTGCATATCAATGATAAGGCAGAGCTCAAACAAGACATTGCTGCAGAAGCCCAATTGAGAGCAAATGCAGATGCAAACATTCAGTTGAAACTCACTGAAGAAATCACTAATCGTCAAACTGGTGATGCTGCCTTAGAAAGTAAACTTTCTGATGAGGTAGTAAATCGTAAAGCTGCCGATGAAACTCTTCAGAATTCAATTACCAAAGAGGTTGCTGACCGTACCAATGCAGATAATACCCTCCAGGTAAACATTGATAAAGAGGCTCAAGCTCGGGAATCTGCAGACCAGGTTCTTCAGACTAATATTAATTCTGAAGCTGCAACTCGTACTGCTCAGGACCAAATCCTTGACCAGAAGATAACTGCCTTAAGTGAAAAGACTGATGGTGATAAGTCAGATGTACTTGCTGCTATCGAAGCTGAGAAGGAAGCTCGTATTGCTGCAGATGCAGACCTTAATTCCAAGAAAGTAGATAAAAGAGAGGGTTATTCTTTAACCAAGAATGACTTTACAGATCTCTTGCTTGCCAAGTTGAATGGAATCGAGGAACATGCTAATTACATTACCTTGGTATCACAATTGGCAAACGATGCTGGTTATCAGACTGAAGCCGAAGTAGAGGCAGCAATTGAAAAGATTATTGGTTCTGCACCGGAAGTACTTGATACTCTGGAAGAGATTGCTAGGGCATTAGGTGATGACCCCAATTTTGCTTCAACTATCACCAAGAAGTTGGCAGCAATTACAGAAAAGGTAAACCAAGAGATTGAAGACCGGGAAGCTGCTGATGTAGCCCTCCAGGCAAATATAACTGATGAAGAAACCGCAAGAATTGAAGCAGATGCTGCTCTTAAGGAAGAACTTAAAGAGTATGTAGATAACTCGGCTGCTACTGGAGATACTGCTCTTCAAGTAGTTAAAGATAACCTGGCAAAAGAAATCCAAGACCGTAAAGATGCTGATGCTATCTTGCAGGCAAATATCGACAAAGAAACTGTTGATAGAAAGGAAGCAGATAAAACCCATACCGATAACATTGCTGCTCTTACTCAGAGAGTTTCGGATTTGGCTTTATCAATGCAGGATGCTATCAATACAGTTAAGAACGAATTGACTGCTCAGGTAAATGCTAATACCACGGCTATTGCTACTAACCAAGCAAATATCACAAAGAACTCTGAGGCAATCACTGCCATGAATAAAACCATTGCCGATAACTACAAAGAAGTTAAGGATATGGTTAATGAGGAAATTGTAGACCGTACTAATGGCGATAGTAATCTGAGTTCTCGTATTGATACTACCAATATTGCTTTGGGTACAGAAACGGCAGAACGCAAGGCTGCAGACCAAATCCTTCAAGTAAATCTAGATAAAGAAGTCGGAGACCGTAAGTCTGCAGATACTGCACTTGAAACTAAGATTGAAAGTCAGATATCTAACTTAAGCCAACAGACTTCATCCGAGATTACTCGAGTAGAAGGTGAGGTTACTCAAGAAGTTAAGGACCGGGAAGCAGCAGATAAAACTTTAAGTGACCGAATTGATTCTTTGGAGACTGGTTCTACTGCAGGTTTAAATGAAGTCAAAGCAAAGGTAGAAGCTAATACCGTAGCAATTACTACTGAGAAAGACCGAGCAACCGCTAGAGAGAATGCTATACAGGCAAATTTGGATACTGCAATAGCAAATCATAAAGACGAAGTAAATGGTTTAACTAAGGATATTTCCGATGAAGCCAATACCCGTTTAGCAGGAGATACAGCTCTTCAGGTAAATATTGATAAAGAGGTTGCTGACCGTAAGAATGCCGATACCCTATTAGATAATAAGATTGCCCAGGAAATCTCAGACCGTACAACTGCTATCCAGGGTCTTGAATCTAAGAAGGTAGATAAAGTAGATGGTAAGGTACTTTCTTCAAACGACTTTACCGATGTTCTTCTGAATAAACTGAATGGAATCGAGGAACATGCTAATTACATAACTAAAGTTTCTGAACTTCTGAATGATTCAGGATTCCAAACTGAAGCTGAGGTAGAAGCTGCAATTCAGAAAATCATTGGCTCTGCTCCTGGTGTATTGGATACTCTGGAAGAGATTGCTAGGGCATTAGGTGATGACCCCAACTTCGCAACAACCATGACTCAGAAGTTAAATGAGTTAACTACGAAGATTGAGACAGAAACTGAAAAACGAGTTGAAGGTGATGCTGCTTTAGATGCCAAGCTTACTACTCTAAGTACTACTCTGACCAAGACAGTAGAAGACTTAAGAACCTATGTTACTGAAACTCGTACTGAATTGTTGGCAAGAGCAAATAACCAAGATGCTCTTATCACTCAGAATGCTGCAAACATTCAGAGAAATTTGGAATTGATTCAGGGTATTCAGAATAATATTTCTGGTTCTTATCTGGAAGTTAAGGCTTTACTTGAAACTGAGATTGCTGCTCGTAAGGCAGAAGATATTCGATTAGAAGCCAAGATTGATAAGAACTCTACCGATTTAGCAACTGAAGCAGAAGAAAGAAAAGCTGCTGATAAGGCTCTCCAAGATGCCCTGGATGCAGAAGAAGCTGCAAGAACTGCTGCTGATGCTGCCCTTGGAGTTCGTATTGATACCGAGATTGCTGAAAGAAAAGCTGCTGATAAAACCTTACAAGATAATATCGATGCAGAAGAAACTGCTCGTACTGAAGCAGATACTGCATTGGGTGCAAGAATCGATAAAGAAATCCAAGACCGTACAAATGCCGATAATGCTCTTGGTACTCGTATTGATGATGAGGAAGATGCAAGGGAAGCTGCTGATACTCAGTTACAAACGAACATCACTGCTGAGGAGACTGCTCGTATTGCTGCTGATAAAACCTTACAAGATAATATCGATGCAACCAATGCACATACCATTAATACTCATCGTTTGGATTCAAACCCAGTACTTAATGGTACAGATATTAAATTGGACGGTTATTCTGAAAATGAGGGTACTACCGTTGCAGACTTGGCAATCAAGGCTACAGATACTACATCTCAGGCTTTCGGTAAAGTTCAAAAACGTATCAATGTAGACAAGTCAGAAACCGATACTAAGATTAACAAAGTAAAAACAGCTGTTGGTCTTACCGATAATTTGGGATTACCCGGACTTGATGATACCAATTATCTGGCTGGTTCAGAGAATCTTATAGCAGCAGTTAAAGAGTTGGATAATCAGATTAAGTCTTCTTCGGATGATGATGGTGCTGAGTTAGCTCGTATTGAAGCTAAAATAGATAAAGAAGTTCAGGACAGAACTGCAGCCGATACAGCATTAAAGAATGAACTTAACGGTAATATCAATACTGCTAAATCCGAACTTCAGGATAATATCACTGCTGAGGAGACTGCTCGTATTGCTGCCGACGAAGCTTTGGATACTAAGCTTACTACGGCAATCAATAAAGAGGTATCAGACCGTAAAGCTGCAGACACGGCTCTGAAAGAAGAACTCACGGCAGCAATCAATAAAGAGGTATCAGACCGTACAAATGCCGATAATACTCTAAATACTAAGATTGATAAGGAGATATCCGATAGAACTGCAGCTGATACCGCTCTGAAAACGGAACTCACTGAGGATATCAATGATGTATTGGCTGCTCTGAATGATTTCAAGGCAACTAAAGCTCAGGCTAATGGCTTAGCATCTCTGGATGAAAACGGTAAAGTACCTGCAGGTCAACTACCTTCTTATGTAGATGATGTAATTGATGTATATGCTACATATGATGTATCAGATACTAATGAGGTAACTAACATCAAACTGTATACAGATGAAAACCATACTACCGCAGTAGTTGGTGAAGCTGGTAAATCTTATAATGATATTACCCCAGACCATCCCGGATATCAATTCCGTTGGTCAGGTACTACTTGGGTACAGATCGTTTCTGGTGGATTAATTATCGGTGAAATCACTGGTACTGCCTTTGATGGTGCTAAAGGTAAAGCTCTTGAGGCCGTAGCTAACGGGTTACCAATAAATTCTGTATCATCATTGGCTAGATTTGAGGCTAATGGTAATAATGTAAACTTACTTTACGATTCAGCTTCTAAAGGTAATGGTAATATCTATAAGGCTAATCCATCTTCTTCTATTAGTATACCAGCAGTTACTACTACTAAGGCCGGTGTTATGACTGCCGCAGATAAGGTAAAACTTGATACTACCTTACCAAAACAAATCTCAGATGAGGTTGCTGCAAGAACGGCTGCCGATGAGGCAATCAGGGGAGAATTGGCTGATGATATTGCTCAAGAGGTATTGGATAGAGATGCTGCTATTAAAGTTGCTAAAGATGCACTCCAGGCAAGTATCACTAAGGAAGTTACAGACCGTACCAATGCAGATGCTACTCTGAAGACTACTCTGGAAAAAGCTATTGCTGATGCTAAGACAGAACTGGAAACAGCAGATGCTACTCTTCAAGGTAATATCACTAAAGAAGTTAATGACCGTAAGGGAGAGATTACTCGAGTAGAGAAATTAATCACTGATGAAGCTGCAACTAGAGCTCAGGCAGATATTGATGTAAATGAAAAGGTAGATTTACATATTGCTAACAAATCTAATCCTCATGGAGTAACCAAAGCTCAAGTGGGATTGGCTAATGTTAACAATACATCAGATGCAGATAAACCAGTATCTACTGCTCAAGCTACGGCTATTGCAGATGCCAAGGCTGCAGGTACCAACGCTCAAACCAATCTTACTACTCACATGCAAAATAAGAGTAACCCTCATGGAGTAACAAGAGACCAATTGGGAATGGGTACTACTGCTGAGATTATCTTTAAGAAGGTATCTGCTCCTTCTGGTTTATGGAAAGAATCTGACGAAAGACTTAAGACTTTCATTAAACCTTTGGAACATACTCTTGATGAAATCTGCTCTATTCCAACGGATTCATTTATGATTCGAGGTAATCATGATATAGGTACAATTGCTCAGACAATCGAAAAACATTTCCCAGAATTAGTCTCTGAGAATACGGTTAAACCTGAAACAGTTCCTAATCCCGAAGCCTTTGAAAAGGTAGAAAAGGATGGAGAAACCTATATCTTGGTTAAAGAGGTAGATTATTCTAAGATGTCAGTATTGGCAATCGAAGGTATCAAACTTCTGAAAGCTGAGATTGATGAGTTAAGAGAAAAACTTTTGTTCACAAACTTAGATTAATATGGGTGAGATAGCAACATGGAGTGCTGTCAAAACTAAAGTAGGCCTTGGTAAGGATTCAAACGAATGCCCTACCAAGGCTGAATTGTTGGCACTCTCTCCTACAGGAACGGGAGAAAATTACGTTGGCTTGGAAATATCCAATGCCAGTTCCTATGGAAACAATGAAACCGTACAACTTTCTGATATTCATAAGGTAACCTATAGATATGCTTTTACTGTAGTAGACACAGTTTTAAACTTCCCAGCTTTGGGAGGGTATCCTACTCCTCGGTGGTTTGGTTTAGGTACTACTAAACAAAAACAGATAGATGGAGTAGCTATCGGAGATACTATTTCTGTGGGTTATACCCAATCTGCTTATCCGGACTGGATTGTTTATGATGAAGGTTATAAAGCTTCGGAAAATACAACTCTAAATCAACGTTCTGCAAGTTTAACCTTTACTCAGAATGAGTCAGGTAAACAGATAACGGTTCAATTTACTCAAGCTGCAGCAACTTCTACTTGGGCTTATACTTTTACTTTGACTAAGGCTAGCAGTAATTCTATTGGGGCTTTGGGAGGTAAAGTAACTTTTGAGATAGATTCTTACAAGCAAGAGATAAGGAATGGCCATAATTATGGTAGTCAAATTCCAGTTAGTTATAAACGAACAGATGACCCAGATTCTTCTGAGATTTTGGAGATGACCATCCCAGAAAATAAAACTGAATCTTCAATAGGTTTTAATTATATCTGGACACAGGACGAATCTAATAAAAAACAGAACTATACTGTAACTCAAGCTGCTGGTGTAAAAACCTATGGTACACCTACTGTATATTTAGGAAGCATCGCTGATATCCCTGCATCTGGAGGAACTGCAGCTACACCTACTTATACTTATTCTCAACTTTGGGGATGGAATGGTAAAACCGATGATGGTGGTACTATAAGTTCTGGAGCTTCAGTAGTATGGTCTGAAAATATCTCTGGTTCTAATCTTGGTACAACTGCAAAGGCAAGAACTAAGTTGGGAAGCCGAACTTTAACTGTTACTCTTAATGGTAAATCTGGCAGTGCCTCAATTGATGTTTACCAAGCTCAGAATCGAATCGAGAATACAACTCAAGGTGCATGGGTAGTTTCTATTTCTGCTAATCCCAGTACATTTACCGAGAAAGGTGGTACATCACAAATCTCTGCAAGTGCAAGGGCAAGTAGAACTAACCATTGGTCTTCAGGTGCAACTAGTGCAGCATCTGATGCTACAGGTACTCCTACTCTTAGTATACCTACTGTAGTAACCGGATTCAGTTTATCTGGTACTACTTTGACTGTTGCAGAAAACACAACTGCAAATCAAAGGAGTGTAGTAGTAAGGGCAACTATGGACACTGTCTATAAAGAAGTTACGGTAACTCAAAGTGCATATCTAGTAGAATGGAGATATACATTAACTACTTCTACTCCAACGTTAAACTTTGATGCCTTAGGTACAACCAAATCTGGGACAATTAGTAGTTATCGTGAAAAATATATTAATGGTTCTTTAGTAGAAGGTTCACATGAAGGTGTTAATATCCAAGTTAAATCTACTTCTGCTGAAATACAAAGTGCTACTGCTGCTGTGGCTATTACCCTGAAAGAGAATACTACAACTCAAGCAAGAACTGGTACTGTAGTATATGAGCAGGTGGGTTCAGGCAAAACCGTAACCATTACTTGTAGTCAGGCCGCAGGTACAGTAGCCATTAGAGAAGAGTTGGTTATTAAGGAGAGTTTCCCTACAGCTCCAAATATTGGAGGAACTGTTAAAGCTTTAGTAAGGTCTGGTTATTGGGACGTGGTAAATGGTAAAGATACAACTTGGCATGATGATACTCCTACTGTAAAAACTAAACCTAGTTTTGTAAGTAGTACTAGTGTAACTTATGAACTTGGTGTGGGATATCGTATAAGTGCTACTATGCCAGAGAATACTTCTGAATCTCAACTTAGTGGTAGTTTAAACTTAGAGTACGGTAGTAAAACTCTAAGTTTAGGTGTAAAACAAGCAGGTGCTAGTGTTGCTTGGTCTTATGAACTAAAGGTAAATAACGGTACTCAAGATTTAAATCAACAAGTGCCTGCTAAGCCTAGTGGTACTTACTCTTTTACCATAAGTAGTAAAAGGTATAAGATTGTTAACGGTTCTGTTACAAGTCAAAGTGAAGATACTACTTGGACTACGTCTATACCGGGTTCTCCAAGTTGGATTCATGTAGAAGAGCAATCTAATACACTCATAGTAACCGTAGATGAGAATACAACTACTAGTCAAAGAAGTGCAGATATCGTTATATTTCAAACTGGTAGTAGTGATACTTCGATAACTTTGACAGTTGAACAACAAGCTGCAAGTATTACTTGGAATTATACCTTTAATATATTTCAGCCTTCATCCAAGGTACTGAATGTACCAGCTAAGATGATAGACCCCGATACTATTGTAGTTAATTCTTACAGAACGAAGGTAATCAATGGTACACAAACTTCAACTAAAGAATTTGTAGAAGTAACCATTGACCCAATCGAAGAATCTTGGTTAGAAGTTACCAAAAACAGTAATGACCAGACTCAAGCTGAGTTATTCGTAACTTGCTTAGAGAATAAAGTATCTTCAATTAGAAGTGCTACTGTAACAATTAGACAAGTAGGTACAAGTAATCTTGACCAAGTAGATATCAACCAATCAGCTGCAACTGTATCCTATAATTATTATATTGGTTTTAATGGTAATCCCGATGTAGGGGGATATTCCATGAATTGGGAATATACTCAGTTTGGTTCTAGTCATGGTCAATCTATAGATTTAAAATGTTGGAGAAAACCAGTAATTAATGGTATAGAATCTGATACTGAGGAAGCTGCAGAATACGAAGTTATTTTTAGTGGAGTTGGTATAGATTCCTTTACAGTTACAAATACACCGTTATCATATGACCCAACTATAACTACCGTAAGGGCATATCCTAAGTCTATCAATGGTTCGGTATTCGATTTAAAGGGTACAGTACAATATAGGATAGCCGATTACCCAAGTAAATCTGCTTATCTGTACCTTACTCATAAACCAGTAGCAACTGTAAAGAGGTGGACCTTCCAATGGTATGACCAAGTTGAAAGTGTAACTATAAAGAATGTAAGTCATGATTCTAGTGCAGGTAGCATTTCTCCTATAACCATAATTTCTAAATGTGAGTACTTACTTGCTAGCAATCAATCCCAGGTTGCCTATACAGAGTATATAAAACCTAATGAAGACGAAGATACTGCAACTCCAGTAAGTTGGGGTAGGTTAGTAGAAAACGGTCAAACTGCCCAAAACGATTATGACTACGCTTATTTGGTAGATGAGAATAAGGAAGATTATGATAGGCAGGCTACCAGGACCTTTACTCAACCAGGTAATCCATCAAATAAAAGGTTATACCTATACGTAACCCAAGAATCCCCCCATACACCAGAAGTAGCATTTGATGTGTATAACAGTAGTCGATCTGCCTCCTTGTTAATGGGTATTGGTTGGAGATCTAATGAAGGTAGTGATTCTTTACCTAATCTGAGTAGAGGAGAATATTTAGGAGCGCATGGTAGCAATAAAAGTAATATCCAAGTAGTTTACCATGCTCAACCCATTACTACTAGTCAGCAGTGGTTACCAGCAGCTCCTTCATTAAAGGAATTTAGTTATGATGGTTTGCCAATAGCCTTGAATGGAACTGACAGATATTATAATATATCAGAGTTTCAGTATGGTAGCTCATCGGCATCAGAACTCTTTAAAGTTACAGTAGATAATATAGATTATGACCCAACCTATGGTGGAAGTTTAACCTTACAATGGGAAGCCAGATTATCTAATAATAAACCTACTAATGGTATGTATGTAGGTATGATTGTACTTACTCCAGTAAGAGGTAATTTACCTGCTATTTATGTAAGGTTATATTATCAATCTCCTTCTGTAAAACCTTCAGTTTAATTAGAGTTAAAATCTTCCAACTCTATATCTTAAAATAGCCTGGGGAAATCCATAGGAGTCTACAGAAAGTTTAAAGATACGATACTATGGCATTATTAATGTATACGGCCATATACGAATAACTTTAAAAATTAACTTTATGTTTAACAACTTAAAACTTAAAGACTATGGGAGTAGAAGTTAAATCTGGTGGTGAGGGTGTAATCGTCGCTGACCGCGGTTGTAATGATGGTTGCTGTTGTAATAAACACAACTCAGGCTTAATAATAACCGTCGTCATTACGTAAGCCAGATTAGGAAGGAGTGCATCTTACATAGGTGTACTCCTTTTTTCGTTTATACCCACCTAAAGATAAAACGATATGGAAAGTGAAGAGATTAAGAAAGAACCAACCAATGGAAATCAACTAAAAGATTTTACTATTCAACTTACATTGCCTGCTCCCAATGCAGAGATAGCAAAGGAAGTAGCAAATAAAGCACAGTCACTCATTGACCAATTTGGATACTATCAATTCTTAAACCTGGTAGACTTTATGCAAAGGAATCCAGGTGCAGTATCATTTGGTTTAAACTTAATTAATAAAAGATGAACATGGAAGATTTGATTTTTTCTAAATTGCAGAAAGGTGATACCATATACACCTTAGAGAGAGACAGACGTTCTGGGTATCCAATCTTTGATACCGCTAAAGTATTAAAAGTTGGTGAAAGTAAACCAAGAGCCACTGGCCCAGATGGAAGCTTTGCCGCAAATACAGAAATCTCTATTCAAGATTCTGTATCTGCTGTTACTATATACCTTCCCACAGATTTAGCAGAGGGTATTTATAATAATGTTTATTACACTACCGACTTACGCAATATCGTAAACGAAGTAAATATCCAAAGAACTAATGCCGTAAATATTCTCAATAACCGAGATAAATATGAGGCAATAGTTACTGAATGCGATAACATATATCATACCATTGAAGGTATGTTAACTCCTCAACAACAACCAGCTCCAGCTTATAAGCAAGAAGAATTTGAAGCTTTTAAAACTGAGGTAGCAGAGAAGTTATCCATGCAACAAGATATTCTTATGAAGATTGCCAGTGAGTTGGGATTAAATAAAAATAACAATGCCAAGCAAAAAGGTTAACATAAACCTCTCGAATAATCTATGTGATATTCAGATTTATGTAGACCCCGTTAAACAACGTCAGGCTGAGAGGTTGATTGCTAAAACTCCCAGTATTATGAAACTCGGTTATGAGTTAGGTACTAGGAAGTTTGGTAATCAACTTCTTCGTATAGTAAGACGTAGTTTAAATAATGGTCTACCTCCACCGGGTTCCAAAGTTTCTTGGCCTCCTCATGCTACTGCTACACTTAAGAAGTATGGAGCACATACCCTATTAAATCTTACTGGTCAATATGCAAGGTCAGTTACTATGGTAACTCAGAAAGACAGAACCTTTGTTGGTCTTCCTCCAGGATTAAGGAAGATAACATACTCTGGTAGAACTTCTCGAAAAACTCTTAATCAAATTGCTATCATGTTGGAATACGGTAGTAGAGATGGTAATCTTCCACCTCGTCCTTTATGGAAACCTGCTTTTGAGGCAGCCGGTGGAAACGTAGTTTTAGAGAAAGAGATACGAAATCAATTAAGAAAAGAACTTAGAAAATATACAAAGTAATGGCAGATTTTGAAGCAGATAAAACCTCTGGTACTGGTCCTGCACTTGTAATGGTACATCCGTTAAAAGTGAATGATACAGAAGCAGATAAAAAAGCCATCCTTACCATTACAGTTAATGGAGTACCTAAGACTGTAAACCTTATTCAAAAGAAAGGCAGCCTTAACTACGAATACAAATTAGAGGTAGATAAGGAAGCCATCAACCTATTGGGTAAGGGTGGCTCTGATACTTTGGCAATCACTTCTCAACGTAGGGAAATGATTAATGGTACACCCCAAGGAGATTGGGAAAATGTAGAGGTTACGGCAGAATTCTTAGAGGAACCACCCTTTACTGCTGGACTAAGATTTATGGACAATGAAGAAAAGACTCTAGAGGTATCCATTACTTCTAAGAATCACACAGAACAACTTCTTAGCGGAACTATAACTATCAAGCAAGTTGGTGGTCTAACTAAAACTGTAACTGTAACTCAAGCTGCTGGAGAAGTATCATATAGATACTGGGTAGAACCTGCTGTAGTTAATTTAGGTATACCAAAAGACCAAATCTCAAATGCTTACGAAACTTCAGCAGGATTTAGTATTACTGGGTATAGAAGTAAACTCATAGAAGGAAAACAAGTATCACAAGAGGTAATGGCTTTTAAAATACCTACTATATCTCAAACTCAACAAGCTGCAGATATTAACTCAGGTACTAAACTATACTATTGGATTACCGACTACGGTAATATAGCTAATTCAGCACAGGCTACTTTCTCAGCAACTGCCCGAGGAAGAAAAGATGCAGGAGCTATGTTTGGTAGTATTTCAGGAGGTTGGGAATGTATATTTACTGATGGTGGTACATACCAGTTTAATGTAATATTAATACCTCAATTAGTATAATATGGTAAATACAGAAGAAATCGTAGAAAGAACCTTTTATATTTGCCTATTACAAACAGCACTTAAGAAAGGTTTAACTCTTAACCCAGAAGACTACTTACCATTATCACAAGAGAATGAAAAAAGGTTTCAAGCAGATAAGGATGCTATGCCTAAATTCATTCCCATATTTGGTATCGGTAATAATCAGGTTAAGGGTGCAAAGACATGCCCTAGAATTACCATTGAATTGCAAGGGTTCTATAATGGTGATATAGGTGTGAACAAATATATCATTGGTGATAAACTAGAGGGTGGAAATTACCAAGCATCTGAATTTCCTTATGAAACGAAGGATATAACTCTAGATATTCACCTGGTATCTAATACTCAAGCCGATATGAGGTTACTTCATAGTATTATGTATGAAGCATTACCTTCTCGAGGATACGTAAGACCTTATTATAATAACTTAGAAGAATGGGAAGATGGTCGGGTAGCACCAACAGGGAACCTATTTATCGAAATAGGTAATTACTATGACCACCCAGATGAGAGTCATGGTCTACTTGAAAAAGTATATCAGTATACTTGTAAGGATGGTATATTACCTGAGAAGCTTGCTGAAGAAGGCGAACTTGTACCAATTCAAGACATCTCAGTATTGATTGGACTAACCGAAAAGCCAGAATCCGATTTACTTAACCTTAACGTAAAATAGCTCAATACTAGAGGGTATTAAATAAATGAGTAATTAACTTAATTAGTATAAATATGCCTAATTCACCATCTGTAAATTTCGAGTTTAAGAACGAAAATGTTCTTCAAACTACTCCTATGTTAGGAGTTTCATGTGTATTGGCTAGAACTACTAAAGGTCCTTACGATGACCCGTCAGAACTCATCCAATCTTTTTCTCAATTCCAAAGAGTTTTTGGTTCTGAGATAGTACCAGATGGTTCTGTATCAAACATTGAAAAGGCTTTCAATGGTGGTTCTAAGCTTCGTGTTATTCGTGTACTTGGTAAAGGTGCAACTAAAGGTGTAGTATCTGCTGCAGCAAGAGCTAAAGCTGCATCTGCTCCTAAAGCTGCTGAAGACGGTTCTCCAGTAGTAGCATCTGCAACTCCAGAGGAACCAACTGCTTCTACTCTTTTTAAGTTCGCTTCTGGTTCAGTTGCTGTTGGCTTTGGTTTGGTAACCAAAGGTTATGGAGACCCAGTTGGTAGTGCTGAAACATTCTCTATGAATATTTACAAACAGGCTAACACCGTTTACTACCAAGTAATCAGTGCTAACGGTCAGGTACTTGAACAAGGTCCTGTAGTAACTTACAAAACTGCAGATGATAACAATGATACTTCTGTAGACTACCTTGCTCTAAGTGCATTTGCAAAGAACTCAGAATATATCGTTCCGGTATTAACTGAAAAGACAGAGAATATAAAATCTTGGAACAACTTCATCAAATGGTTAACCGATGATGTAGATGGAACAAGAAACTCAATTGATATCAAACTCAATGGTGCTGCTATCACTGCTGATGGAGTAAAATTGAATGGTACAATTGGTAGTGCTGGTAGTGCTCCTACTGCAGACGAATGGATTGCTTCTTTGGAATTCGTTAAGGATTACGTAGATGTATACCAAATCTTCTGTTCACATATTGACCAACACCTTGAAGCTTCTGCCGATGTACTTAAAGTACACAAGGCTGCTGTAGATATGGTTAAGGAACTGCAAGAATATACCTACTACATTGAAGTACCAAAATATACTACTCATTATACTCAGGGTGACCAACCAAGAGATTTGAAATCAATAATCACTTGGATTCAAACTTGCCTTGGTACTGTAGGTAACAGTAAATATGTTGCTTACTTCGGTGGTGGTATTAAATACTACAATGCCGATGGTAACTTGGTAGACTCCGATGTTCTTGGTACCATTGCAGGATTGGGAGATGCTTCTGCTTCTCAGTTTGGACCTTGGAAATCATTTGCTGGTATGAATCGGGGCATTATCTATGATGGTAATGGTCCAGTATGCCCAAATTATGGTTCTCCTTCAAGAACTAAGGAACTCAATGAGTTAGCACAGAATTATGCAAATATAATCTGTATCAAAGATGTTCCTAACCAAGGTAAACAAACTTTGCTGTGGCATTGTTTCTCTTCTCAGGTAAAACAGGATTCAGAAAGATTCCTTGCAATTGTAAGATTGAATCTGTATCTCAAAAAGAATCTTAGACCTATTCTAGAAAAGTATTTGGAAGAACCAAATATCTGGAACACTTGGAATAAGATTTATCTAGAAGTTAAACCAATGCTGGATAACTTGGTAGATGAAGATGCCATGTCTGAATACACCTGGATGGGTGACCAAGACGCTAACTCGTACAATGACTTATCGGTTAACAATGAAGCCGATGTTCGTCAAGGTAAATACAAAGCAATCCTGAAATTCAAGGATATCGTTCCGATGCAAGAAATCACTATGGGCATCTATATTGACCAGGCATCCAAGTCCGTATCTGTTCAGGACGTTAACGAATAAAATTAAGAAAACATGGGAGCAAAAGTAAAGAATCCAAGAAAGAAATTCCTTTGGAGTATCACATTCCCTAAGCACCCAATCAATACTTATCTGTTCCAAACTTGTACTTTGCCAGATGTAGAGATTGACCAGGTTGCTCATGGAGACGTTAACCGGGACGTTAAAACTGCCGGTAGAGTTACTGTAGGTAACTTAGTAGTAGGTAAACTTTTAACTACTGCAGGTTCAGATACATGGCTTCATGATTGGCTATATTCTTGCCAGGATATGATTGCTGGTGGAGGTTTGGTACCAAGCCAATACTGGGAAAATGTAATCGTAAATGAACTTGCCGAAGATGGAGTTTCAGTACTTAACACCCACCTCTTCGAAGAGGTATGGCCATGTAAGATTACAGGATTAGACCTGGACAGAATGGCTTCAGAAAACACTATCGAAAGTATCGAATTCTCAGTAGGTACTGTAGATAAGTATTAAAAACGCTTAGTCTATTTTCACTAAGATTTTTAGGTGGGAGGGGTGGGATTCCTAGAAAGGGCTCACCCCTTTCTTGTTGTTACAGCGAACACTATGAACTAAAGTATAACCAAATAACTTATTTAAACATGGAATTAAATTGTAGAACACATGAGTTTATAACCCCATCAGGTTATAAATTCTCAATCAGGGAACAGAATGGTGCAGATGAGGATATCTTATCTAATCCTATGGATGTAAGAAACCTTATGAACCTTACTAAGTTCATTCAGGCAATTGTAGTTGATACCGACTTTACTCCTAATCGTAGATTAACGGTAGAGGATGCAGACCGTATCCCTTTGAATGACAGATACTGTATCTTATTCCAATCAAGAATCTTCTCACTTGGTGATGAAGTAGAATTTGAATATGATTGGGGCCAAGAAGGCGGAGTACAAACTTACGGTCAATCCTTAAGCGAGATGTTATTCGATAACTATGGAGAATTTCCTACAGAAAAGGAATTGGCCGAAAAACCAAACGCTATCCCTTATTATCCAGAACAAGGTAAGCTTACCGATTACGAAGTAACTCTATCTTCAGGTAAGGTAGTTAAATTTGATTTGCTTACTGGTGCAGGAGAAAGAATGTTGGTTACTTTACCAATAGAAAAACAAACTCGTAATGCAGCATTGATTGCAAGGAACTTACATCTTCAGATTGATGGTAAATGGGAAAAGGTAGAAAGCTTCCATTTATTCTCAGTAAGAGACATTGCAGAGATTCGTAAAACAATATTTGAATATGACCCAGTCTTCGATGGTAACACCGATGTAGAACATCCAAGTATACCTGGAAGAATTGATAAATATCCTATAATGCTTTCACCGACTTTTTTCTACCTGACGGAAGCGTAGACCACCCAGGTACATTCACTTATATATGTAGAGCTGAGGTAGCCATTGACTATCTCAGCTTTTTGCGTCTTCCGTATCGAGAAAGGAAAAGATTTAAGGATATAGCCGATGAGTATTATGAAAACTTAAAAAAGAAAACTAGAAAATGATAGACAGAAGAAGCTTAGTCGAGGTCGGTGTTGCAATGGTATTAAGAGACCGATTCTCTAATGAGGCTGGCAGAATATCGAACTCATTTAGAACAATGATGAACGATATGAATACCTGGAATCGAGGTATTCAAATGTCAACTTCTAATGCTTTTGAGTTTGGAAAAGAATTGGTTGGAGGTATGGCAAGGGCCTACCAATATTCTGCAGGAGTATACGACCAAGTATTCTTAGCTTCTAAAATGTCTGGAGCTAATGCTGCTCAACAGGCAAGGCTAATGCAAGTAGCCAAAGAAGTCAATGAGGTAACTCCTCTTACTGCTGCAGATATTGCATCAGGCGAAAGGTACTTGGCAATGGCTGGTAACAATGTAGAGCAAATCGAAAGAATGATTGGCCCTGCAGCTAAGCTAGCTTCTATCTTCAGTATGCCTCTTGGTCAGAAAGGTGGAGTTGCTGACTTGATGACTAACATCATGCAGACCTTTAATATACCTTCACAGAATGCTACTCAGGTAGTAGACCAATTGGCAACTGCAGTAACCTCTGCAAATATTTCTCTAACAGACCTTGCCCAATCTTTCCAATATTCAGGAGCAGAATTTAGAAATGCCAAAATCAGTATGGGTGATGCAGCTGCAGCCATTGGAGTACTTGGTAATCAAGGTATCCAAGCTTCATCAGCTGGTACTGCATTAGCAAACATGATGCGCTATTTAACACTTTCCGTAACCGGGCAGAAAAAGGGAGGTGGTGAGATGCTAAAATCTTTAGGCATTGACCCAAAAACTCTAGTAGATGCCTCGGGTAATCTTTTGAGATTAGATAAGATTATATCTATATTGGGAGATAAACTTAGAGGTAAACGAGGAATAGATATCTCCTCTGCTCTGTTTAATATCTTTGGAGTTCGTGGTACAAGAGCTGCCTCAGCTTTACTTCAGGATTACTGGACTGGAGCTAATAAGCTTACTGAACTTATGGATAAGGTTGCAGGTGCAAGTGGTACAGTAGAAAATTTAACTCAAGAAAGATTACAAACTCCTGCAGGTATTATCGAACAGTTTAAATCAAACTGGGAGAACTTTATTGTAACTGCAGGTTCTACACTTGCCGAAGTTTTTAGCCCAGTACTTAAATTAGGTTCTGGTATCCTAAAGATTATTAACAGTATGCAAGAAACTTGGGCAGGTAAATTCTTGGTAAAGGTAGTTGCAACTGGTGCAGTAGTAGGTACTCTATATCAGGGATTTAAGTTTATTCAGGGTACTATCAAGATGATTAGTACCTTCCAGGCTTTAGCTACTTCAGAAACTAATGGTATGGCAGAAGGTATGGTAAGAACTAATGTTCAAGCTTCAATCCTTGAAGGTCACATGAGAAATATCTCAGCAATGATGATGAGAATGACTGCTATGCAAATGGCTCCAGGTAAATTCTTTGCATTACCAATGGGAGGTACCATAGGTAAAACCCGAAAAGGTACTGTAGTAGCAAGAGATGCAAGAGGAAGATTTACTTCAATGAGTACTCTTGCAGGAGCAGGGGTTGGAGCAGCAGTAGGTTCTACTGTAACTAAAACTGCAGGCCAACAGATTGCTAAGAAAGGTGCTATGGGATTTGGTGCTAGATTACTTGGTGGTAGACTTTTAGGATTCTTAGGTGGGCCTTGGGGACTACTAGCTTCTATAGCTATTCCTGCATTAATCGAAGTAATCGGTGGTCTTACAAATTCTGTGGATAAGAATACTGCGGCTTTAACCTCTGAAGAAACTAAAGCTTCCATTCAGGATAGAAATCAACAAGCTTTTGTTGATGCCGTTAGGAGTGCAATCAGAGATGGATTTAAGGATTCAAGAATTAATATATCAGTAGATGGAAATGAAGCTGGGGACTTTGCTCCTGGTGGCCAACAAGATTTTACTGGTATATCATTGGGATTAAACTAAACAATCATGGCAAGAATATTAAATCGGATAGCAGGTGGGGTTGTTGAAAAATACAATGACCTTACCAGAGATTCTGCAGGAGTTCTTACTGGCCCTTTAAATAAACTTTGGAGGGCCAGAATCTATCTCAATAGGGCAACTTCAACCTTGCCTAAAGATACTGCAGATAAGGGTAAAGTATATGACCCAAATAACCCATTCGGACCCAGAGCTAATTCAAAGAATCCTAAGTTAAATCAAAGGATTCAGGCTCAATATCGAATGGAATTAAAACATCAAATAGAAGGTGGAGTTCCATTTGGATACGAAGAAATGGACCCGGCTAAAGGCCAGAATGTTACGAAGAATAAAGAACTCTTCTTGGTAATGCCAGAAGTAAGAAACATGAATCAGGTAGTGATTTATAATCTTACAGCTAGCCCCTATCAATATATCATTCTTCAGAACAGACCACCTTCAATTGATTTCCGAGGAGAAACTACTTGGGCAACGATTAAATCAATGGGACGTAATACTCCCATGTACCATTATACTGGTAGTGAAGATATAATTCAATTCAATGTATCTTGGTTCTGTAATGACCCTGATAATCCAAAAGAGGTAATTACTAAATGCCGATTATTGGAAATGTGGACTAAGGCAAACTCTTATCAAGCAAGCCCTCCGATTTTAAAAATCGAATGGGGTAGTTCTGGTATATTCGATAATCATCAGTACATTCTTACATCTGCAACCTATACCCTGAATAATTTCAGAAATGCTTCAAGGACTCGAGTAGCAGGTAAGTCATGTACAATTGAGGATTTAAAGTTATTGCCTGCAGCTGCAACTCAGGAATTAATCTTCAAAAGAGTAAGTGCTTATAACTTATCTTATCAGGATATTGTAACTGAAGAAGACTTAAAGAATACGAAAGGGATACAGATATGATAGACTTAAATCAATACATGACAGGAGCAAGTCCTTATGATGGAGCTATTGCTCTTAAGTATGATGAAGGAGATTATTCTTTAGAGGTAACTCCCCCAAACGTTCCTTACACTGATAACGATAAACAACATACTGTATTGGATGGAGAAACTATACAGAATATTGCCTATCGTTATTATGGTGATTCTGGTAAGTGGTACCTGATTGCTGAAGCTAATAATATCTTGAACCCTCTTCAAGAATTAGAACCTTATCAAATTTTAAGAATACCTATGTATGGCGGCAACTAGAAAACCTAACCAACCAATACTTTATAATGGAACAGCAACACCTTACATGGCTCTGTTCAATTCTGGAGGTATGCCTATAATGAATCCCATTACTGGCATACCTCTTGGCGCTTATATAAGTAATTGGAGCTACAAGTATGATGAGGAGAAAGAGAACTTAGCTACCATTACATTTGATACTGGAGACCCAGATACGGTAGATATCGAAGACCTCCAGGAAAGCTCGATTATTTATCTTCAGTGGGGATACATATACCCTGATGGTCAATTTATCTCTAGCCCAGTACGAAGTATCAAGGTTAGAGATTTGGATTGTGTATTCGATTCTACTGGTACTCATGTGACGATTAAGTGTATAGATACAGTTGGAGATTTAAGATTCCAACCACCTTATACTCATTCGGATTTATCAGAACACAGTTTATCCAACTTCTTGGATAATGGTTGTAATGATGATATAGGCGTAATCATAGAAATATTTCAGTAATGGCTAAACAAATAATAAGTAATAAAGTTTACGAGTCACTACAGGTCCCGACAGAACAAAGTCGAACTACTACTGGAAAGATACTTTACGCTAACCGGTTTAGTGGAGTAGCTCAAGTAGCTATGCCCAGTGATTTAAAGTCCTTGATAGATAGTGACTTGGGATTAATAGGAAATAACATCTTAGTTCAATTAGAACAAAAGATGAAAGGGTATGCAAATGGTCCTTGGTATATTGATTCCCGGGATGGTGTAATATACATACACAACCGTAAGTTTCAAGAAGAACCAGAATACAATTATATTTACCAATCAGAAAATGGAGAAGTACTTAGAGTATCATTCGCTACTCAGAAAGTAACCAAAAGGGTAAAGGCTCAATTAACTCAAGCCTTAGACCCAGAAGATAAAGGTTTAATTGTAGGTTCAACAGATATCACAGAACCCGAAAAAGAGAAAGAGGAAGTAACTTTACTCAAACCATTTGTAGCTCAAGTAGATAATACAATGGTAGTAAATTATGGTAGTGTACCTTACGAAGATTATCGTAGTCATCCTACTACTAATATTGCTGCCGAGATGGAAGCTGAACAAAGGTATGGAGCTAAAGCTCAAAAGTATAATTCTGCAATGAAAGAGTATGGTTCTCAGAAACCCTATGTTGCTTACAATGCAGGTAAACAAGAGGCTTTAGATAATCTGAGTACTGAGCAATATCGAGAAGCAATTAATACTGCTGTAAACAATTTACCGAACGATAAGAAAAGGGTTATTCAGCAAATCTTGAAGAACTCTAAGAACGGTAAAGAGTTAGAAAGTAATCTTAGGCAATTACTAGAAAACGAAAGATACCTATTTACTGGAGAATATAAAATGGAATACCTTGCAGAAGAATGGGTAGACCCAAGAGAATATGACCCAGAAGGTGGAACTATAACTCACATGGTGAATATCAGAACTTTTTCAAGTAATCCTTATGAAAAACAAATGATAGATAACCAATCTCAGAGAGGTATATCTGCAATGGAAAAGAATCCATATATTACCGTATACCCTGATACCTATAAAGTAGAGTATTCTGGAGATGGAGTTACTACACCCACTATGACTCGAAAGGTTAAAGCTAAAGTTAAGATACGAAGAATGAAGAAGGTACCATTCTTAGTACCAATCTATAAGTTATATCATAATCTCTTTAGTAGATACGGTGGAGCAGATAAGGTTACTTGGGCAATGAATGCTAATGCCAATGGAGGTCTTAAGATATCCGAAAGAAAGTTGGTATGCCAAATGACTGTAGTAGGTAGACCTTCATTACAATCTTCTCAGATAATATCTTTAGAGAATGTAGGAAAAAGGTGGTCAGGCTTTTGGTATATCAAGTCAGTACAACATTCAATGGATGCAGGTCAAGGTTATCTCTGTACATTAGACTTGGTTAAGAATAATGCAAGGGATGGACAGACTACATCTAAGACCCAACTTAGTACTCAGGACATTGTAAGTAATGATGCTAAGGATTCTGCTAAAACTGACTTTGGTAAGAACAAGAAGAATACTGCTAATGCTTCCGATATTGTACATGACTTTACCTACAATGAAGTAGTATACTTCGTAGAAAGATACATGGATGATAAGGGTAGAATTATCGATAAGAAGGGTGCAGGAGAGTTCTTACAGAATAAGTTCTATTATGATGAGATAAATGCTAAAGACCCTCAGGCTCTTGCTGCAGGTACAGTTCGTACAGAAGGTACAGTAGTAACTTCAAATGGTACAGCAATCTATGGTAAGACCAATGTGGTAAAGGCAGACCAATCGAAGGTTACTCCTTCTATGAAAGAAAGGTATAATTTTGATGAGTTTAATTGGGCAATGAAAGCTTATGAACGATATAAATCCAACAAGAAATAATGTACTCAACAGCTAAACTATTAACAGAAGAGGGTATCGAGGGTTTAGGTAGATACTACTCTGTCTACCGTGGCATAGTGGTAGATAATAATGATACGGAGAAACATATGAACCGTATCAAGGTATGCTGTCCAGAAGTCATGGGTGGAATTATTACATGGGCCTATGCAAAAGGCCAACATGGTTCTATCAACAATGGGTTCAAGTACTTAGCTCCTAAGGTTGGAGATATAGTATTTGTTACTTTTGAATTTGGAGACCCAACTAAACCCCTATGGGAATATCATGGTTGGGGACTACAACAAATACCAGACCCTTTGGATGGTCCTAATAAAATGGGTATTATAACTCCAGAAGGGAATGTAATGGTACTTGATGATGATAATGGAAAGCTAACTGTTTATATAAATGGAGATGTAGGCATTGCTGCTAAAGGAAACATTTCTATTCAAGCACAAGGAGATGTAAGTGTAGGTTCTGGTGATACAGTAATCTTAAATAAGGGAGAGAATCAAGGAGTAGTTAATATCAAAGAACTAACCGAGAAACTCAATAATACCATTAAAGAACTGGAAACTCTAAGAACTTTATTCAATTCTCACGTACACTCGGGTGTAACTACTGGACCCGGTTCTTCAGGTCCTACCGTAACTCAAGCAAGTCAACCGTTCTCTACTTTCAAACAAGAAGATTATGAGGACATTAAATGTATACACTAATGGATAACTATCTTACTAACATTGTTGGAAAGGGTATGATATTCCCTATTCAACTTACAAGAAACGAAAATGGTGAAACAGGTTGGTATCCTGTTAATGGTGATATGGCTTTGGTAAGAAATAATATAAGCTCTATAATGTATTATTTAATAGGACAACGATTTCGACAGGAAAACTTTGGGAATCGCCTATGGGAATGTATAGAAGAGCCAAATACACAAGCCCTAAGTTTTATTATTAAAGAGTTTATTAAAAGCTCAATTGGTGCATGGGAACAAAGGATTACCTTTAAGGGTATTACCGTTTCTAGACAAGGTGCTAAAATAAACATAGAAGTTCATTATGTAGTTAATGAAACTTCTACTAGTCAGTACCTGTACCTGACCTATGATAAAAATGAAAATTCATTAAACTCTTATTAATATGGGAATCACTAATAAATGGCTCAACCCTTATCAGAGGTCTTACCAACAGATTAAGGCCAAGCTGATAGAATCACTTACGAATATCAAAGACAAAGATGGCAATGTACTCGTAACTGATTACTCGGAAGGAAATATATTAATCATTATCCTTTCATTGTTTGCGGCAATTGCCGAAGTTCTTCACTACTACATTGATAATATGGCAAGGGAATCCTTCTTACCTACTGCTCGTAAATACAGTTCAGTAGTTAGGCATGGAGCTTTGGTAGATTATCATGCAAGAGGTGCTATTGCAGCATCAGTAGATTTGGTAGTATCCAGGGATGTATCTGGAGATTCTATTGGTGCTAAATTAACTATACCTTCTGGAACTTTATTTACAGATTCTAATGGTAACAAATGGTTATCTTCTAGGGATGTAACTTGGTATGCTAATGTAACTACTTGTAAAGTTCCAGTTGTACAACATGAATTATATACCGAAAGCCAGATAAATGGAATGGTTATACCTTCAGATGAAAGGGTAACTATTACCTTAGGTACATTACCTAATGGTAAGTACTACGAACATGGAACTATGAGTATGAAGATTGGTGGAGAATCTTGGGTATTGGTGAATACCTTTGCTTATTCAAAACCCACCGATAAACATTTCATGGTTACTATGGATGAAGCTTTAAATCCATATATCTTATTTGGTGATGGTAAATATGGACAGAAGCCTGCAGCTAATGCCAAGATATCTGAGGTTAAGTTCTACCTTACTACTGGTATCAATGGTAATGTAAAATCCGGTATGATTACTTCTGTACCTTCAGTTATATCTTCATCAGTAACAGATGCTACTGTATCTAATATTTATGCTGCAGGTGGAGGTTCATCCTATGAGAATTTTAGTATGCTCAAGGAACACATACCTTTGAGTGTAAAGACTATGGGAGTAGCTATTACCAAACAGGACTTCATAGACTTAGCTAAACTGGTTGATGGGGTTAGTAAGGCAAAGGCAGAATACGAATGTGGTAGAAAACTAATCGTTTATATATCTCCTGATAATGGTGCTACTGCTGACTCTAACCTTATTCAAAAAGTATATGATGTATTACATCAGAACTCACCACTTACTACTTGGTTAACCGTTAAGTCTGCAGGTAAAGTAAATATTATCTTGGATGTAGAAGTTACTGGGAAGAAGTCTTATAAAACTTCAGAAATACAATCACAGATTCTTAGTGCATTATTTAATGCTTATTCTCCGGAGAACTCAGACATTGGTGGCAGCGTAAGAATCTCTGATATCTATGCACTCATAGATAATCTTGAATCAGTAGATTATTTACACTTGAAGAAGTTCTATACTAAACCATGGCCTACTACCGTATATGGTAACAAGGAATTAATCCTTGGTCAATTCCAATTGGATGAGGCTAATGGTAGTATGTCTTACTTTATATCTTTTTCCTCGGGTACTCAATTTACAGTACGTTCAGTTAAGGGAGGCTTTTCTTATGATGGCCAAGTGGGTAAGACTACACAGATTAGAGATACTATAAATGGATTTGTATTTGCCTTGGATATCCAGAACAATGGTTATCAATCCGGATTTAGATATACCATAACCATTGCAGAACCCAACAAGGATTATACAGACCCAGGTTATAATATTCCGGTATTCGAAGACTCAAGTCAGTTAACACTTAAAGTAAACGAAATAGTATGATAAATCTTAAAAACCTAATTGATTTCTTACCTTTCGAATTTAAAGAGCAAGATACTTATAAAGTCGACGGTAAGGGCATATTAGAAAGATTTCTAGAAATATGTGGCAACTATTTCCAAGAAGATATAACTAAAGATATTGATAATATTCTAGATATAATCGATATCGATAAAACTCAGCAGAGGTATTTAAATTACCTCTGGGAGTTCTTGGGAGCATTGCCATTTGCTAGAACCGGAGAACATAAAGGAGTTCCCAACTTAAGTGATGAACAGATTCGAACTATCTTAAAGTATTCAATCTCATTACTCAAGATTCGAGGCTCAAGAAAGTTCTTCGAAATTCTTTTCAATATGTATGGGTTAACTTGTACAATTACAGACCCGACAGATGGAGCAATGGATAAATGGGAAAAGGTAGACCCCTTATATGATACCGATTACTCTCAGTACGACAAATATAATTATGATAAGATTTATGGTTGTGCTCAATGTATAGAAGTAGGTATTTCTATAAGGGGTCATGGCTTTACTTCTCCTACTCCAGAGTTCAAGTCTTTCAAACAATCAATCGATAAGTTGTTCGATAGGTTCTTACCTTATAACGTATCAGGTAAGATTGCTTATGGATTTGACTTAGCATACAATTATAAGATTGTAGCTGAGCCACTTATCAGTCCTGCAAAGATTGTAACTGGACATATAACAGAAGTACCTATCAGAGTAACCGTTACATCAGACTATGATGATGCTGATTTAAGGTATCAAGTAACTGGATATGACCCAGCTGAGAACAAATGGAGCTCAAAGAAATACGAAAGGGGTTCTATTTTCTATGCAAGAAAGGGTGACCAAAGATATTACTTTCGAAGTGTAGGAGATACTTCAGTAACTACCTATGTAGATATAGGTTTAGAATATTACACTAAATCTTATCACATATATGCCGACTTGGTAGAAGGAGGAACAGACCCAGATAATTTAGTAATTACAGGTACTAATCCAGTAATCAAAGTAAGGGTAACTGCAAATATGAATTATCAGGGAAATATTAAACCTGTATCCGTACAGTTACTTAATACCTATGAAACTAAAGATTCTGGTTCTGTTTGGGAAATAACTTCTGCAGGTACTTACGAATGGGTTATTGCAGACTTTCCTGCAAAGAAGGTTACTCTAAAGGTAACGGCAATTGCTACTAACTATACGGTATTCTGTGAACCTCGGAATATAAATCTTACCAACGGTGAAAAGTCTTTGATAACTATTCGTTCTTCAGATCCTAACGAAGATACAAGTCAACTTATTGCCGTATGTATTTCAGACCCAGGTATTTTAGTTCGTAATGGTCAAAGATGGGCACCAACTACTACTGGTACATTCCAATTTAGATGTACTAAAGATGACTCAGGTAATGCTAGTAATTATGGTACAGTAGTAGCTTACAGATTAGGTTATACGATTAACTACGATATAGGCGTATCAAACAAACGATTAAACCTAAATGCTCAAGGTTCTGCATCAGTTAATCTTTGGGTTACATCGGGTATTTATTATTCTACTTTCGAAAGTGCAAACTTAGGTAGTTATTTTGATACCGAGGTGACCATTTACAAAAAGAATACCCAAGGTACTTGGGTAAAACTTGGTACTTTAGAATTAACTAATCGCTATGTAGTTGGTCCTGATTTCTACTATGGTAGAAGTACAGAATACCAATTTAATGAGGCTGGAAGTTATAAATTTGAATCGGTGGGTGATGCTAGTAAGTCTGTAGAAGTAGAAGTACTTGCTTATATACCTACTCCTCAATCCTACTTGTGGTTAGAACCTTTGAATGAAGAGGATGAGAATTGGTATGAATTAGAACCTTACTCTGAAGCTGAAGCAGATGCAGGAAAGTATATCAAGGCAGGCTATCAATTAACCAAATCCAAGAATTGCCAATTCTACCTACGTTGGGGAGATGGTGGTAATATGATAACTGGGATTGACTTAGAGGGTTCATCTGAGAAATATAATTCGAACACTCTTATCACTTTCGATAAAGCAGGTAGTTATGAATTTTACTATCGAGGCTCCGTAGTTAATCTTACAGTTAAAGATGTTATACCTAAGTATACATTAACCTGTAATCCAGTAAGTGCAGAATTAAGTAAGGATATACAAGAAGTATCTACTATCGTAACCTGTACTTCAGATACTGGAGAAGTTTCAGATATTGTATATGAGACAGCTCCAGATGTAGTTCATCCAAGCCCTTATCAATTCTTCACTAATCTGCCAGGTAAACATACTTTCTATGTGAAAGCTAATCCTGCAGTTAAAGCAGTATTCATTGTAAATCTGTTGGATGTAGTTGATAAGACAGAACTTACTTGGGAATCCAATGATATTTCGGAACAAGGTATTAATATATTAGTTCCGGAAGGAACAGAATGGTCACTTAAAATAGAATAAACAAAATGGAAAGCAGCTCTTTTAACACACTATTTAAAACTGGTATCATTGGATTTACTTCTGAATGTTATGCCATTATCTTTAATTTGAGGTGGATGATTTTATTAGCCTTTGTACTAATCATTGCAGACTTCTGGTTTGGTATATCTGCAAGTAGGGCAAAGAAGGTTGAAATAAGAAAATCTAGAGCCGGGAGAAGAACTCTTAATAAAATCATTGATTACTTGTGTTACATCTTACTGGGTGCCGTAATAGGTAAAGCCATCGGAGAACCTTACGGATTAAATCCAATAACAGTATCTATAACGGTAATGGTATTATGTTACTGTTTCGAGATAGATAGCATTTATAATCACATCTGTACTCTACATGGTGTAGAAAAGAAGTACAGTATCTGGTCTATCTTTTGGAAATTAATAACCTTCAAGTTCAAGGCTGTAGGAGAGGCTTTCCAAGATATGAAAAACCAATCGAAAGAATATAAGAGTAATAACAATAACGAAGATACATTATGAAAACGTATTTTGATTATGAAGGTATAATAAAGTCTAAGGATGCAGCTGAAGCAATAGCTGCACCCGTAGGCATGGGTCCATTTTGTGGATTTGGCTCAGCAACGATTGTAAATAATGCAATCACTCTCTTACCTAATGGAGAACCTACATCTCCTGCATATCAAGCAATGAAGGACAGAATCCTTTCAAGATATATGACTAAGGCTGCAGATTCTGGTGAAGGACCAGATACAAACTTTGGTTGTATAGCAAGAGATGGTACAATCTACATTTCTGATAGTGCTAATATTAGTATACCTAATATTGAAGGCTCAAAGGGTTCTAATGAGGATGTGATTGTATTTGCTTACCATACACCTTTGGAAGAGCCTGTACAGAACCCAGTACAGTTCAGAGCTTTCTGGAATGAATCTAATTCGTTCTATTCTCTGTACAAGAAATCAGTAGACCCATTATACCCAACACCCAAGGATTCTAGAAACCTGTCAAAAACAAATGTATTAGAAGATAATGAATTATCATATGAGTCTCTAGTGAATAGAGCTATGGCTTCAGTATCTCAAGGTTTGGTAGACAAATCCTCAATGGTATTAATTGGTATATATGGGCAAGGTACTAATTCAATGGATAACTCAGTAGAGAAATATTCTATTGTTCCTTATGCAGGAAAGTTTCCCCAACCAGTAGAATATAATACTGCTATCCATGGAATGCAACAAGCCAATATAGAAACTCTCTTACGACTATTGCAAGGATTCCCAAACTTTGATATCAAGGCTTACATTGATGAAAAGCTTGGTGGTATGGCAGGAGCCAATATACCAAGAGGATTAATTGCCATGTGGAATGGAGTTTCTGTACCAGAAGGCTGGGCTTTATGTAATGGTCAGATTGTAGAAGACTTACAAACACCAGACTTATCAGGTAAATTCATTGTAGGTTGGTCATCCGGTAATGAAGATTATAATCTGATTGGTAATACTGGTGGCCAAGAGAAAGTAACTCTTTCTACTCAGGAGATACCTTCTCACGTTCACAACTTTGCAGATGCTTACTTTATCGAGGCTCATTCAGATTTGGTGGGAGCTAATGGTACTCAATGGATTGGTAATAACCTTTCTGGTAGTAATAAAACTGATAGAGATAATTCTTATGTATGCCTATGGGACCATGATACCAGGGCTGCAGGTGGAGGTCAACCTCACGAAAATAGGCCACCTTACTACGTACTGGCATACATTATAAAACTATAATATTATGTCTTAACTACTTATATTGTTGACAAAGAACTTTTAATTTATGGATTATAGGAGAGGGACGTTGGGAAACGCCCCTTTTCTTTTGTGTTTAGTAGTGAAGTTCTTCTTTAGCTTTCTCTTCCCAATATAAGATATCTTGTTTGAGTTCTCCTATGTATTTAACCGACTTCTTAGTTCTAGGCATATCAAAGAACTCAACCAACATTATATTGGTGATTCTTTCTCCATCCTTGATTCGTTCCTTAATATAAGGAGGTGGAGTAAGTAATACTTCAAATACCATATAAGCATCTGGAGATAATTTCTCTTTCATATACTTATATAATAATTCAAGCATTTCTTCCTTAGCCTTAACCTCTTCATCGTCATCTTCTAACTCTTTATCATTATCAAATAAGTCTTCAAGTTTGAATAGGTTCTGATTGTATTCTGCAATCTCTCCATAGGCAAATCGAAGAAGCTTATTCTTAAATGTAGCAAGAGAAGAAAGGATTCTTGCTTTAAGATGTTCTTCACTACAAGTACCGTAGTACTTATTAAAAACAAATAACATTTTATCCCAGAAATAAGATTGGATAATATCCGGTGTAAGATTAAACCGTTTATAATCAATCTGTCTGGTAAGGTTTCTAATTACTGGCTTACAAACTTTATAAAGTCTGTTGAAAGTAGCTTCATCATATTCTTGCATAGGTTTTAATCGATGAAGCTCTGAACCGTTATTTCCTTTACTTTTTCCCATGTTTTTAAATATTCGTTATGCAAATATAAGTATTTTTTCTTATATAAAATAATAATATTAAATATTCGGGAGCTTAAGGTAGTGGATTAGTAGTTTCTAGATAGATGTCAACATACTTAGAACTATCTCGGTACTATCAAAATCTATTAGTTTATATAATATTGCAATATAGATATGAAGAAATTTAAAGACAACATCAAGTTCAGTTTTTCTCCCGAGTTTCAATTCGAGATACTCAGGTTTGTTTTAAAAGATAAGGAAGGGGGATTAGTACTCAAAAGGATTAAATCCAATTACCTGGTTCTCATAGAACACTCCCTTATCTTCGAAGGTATATCAAAATATTTTAAGAAGCAAGGCAGAATGCCCTCCGAGAATATCTTAAAGGAAGTATTAAAAGAGTTACTAGAATCCAAAACCTATGTGGATTTGGTAACTAAGGATGATATACCTAATATCAATAAACTAATAAGTAATCTCTATCATATACCCCTATCGGATTCTGATTACATAAAAGAAAAGATATATCAGTTCTCTACTTATGTTGAGATGAAGAACTTAAATGATTCCTTCGATTTGGATAACTTCGAACAATACGAAGAGTATTCGAGGAAGATTGAAAAGGTACTTCAGAAAAGTAAACCTAAGAAAGAGGATGAACCCTTATATATGATTCGGGATATTACTGAGAGACAGTTTAGAAGACAATCAGAACCTTCAGTTATACCTTGCCCATTTAGGCAGTTGAATGAACTAACTAATGCAGGAGGTTATCCAGAGCATTCAGTTAATGTAATACTTGATAAACCCAAGGCAAAGAAAACCTTCTTTATGGTAAACCTTGCAAGAGGTTATCTCAGAATGAAGAAGTCAGTATTATATATTGATACAGAAAATGGCCAAGAACAAATCATGGACCGTTTCATTCAATCCAGTATTAATAAAACCAAGAAGGAATTATATTCTGGTGAATATGATAAACTTGAGGCAAAGCATTTAAGGAAACTTGCAAGGTTTGGAGTTGAATTAGTAGTTGAGCGTGTACCAGCGATGATTACTAATACCACTTATATAAGGGAAAAGATAATTCAATTTCGTAATCAAGGAATCGATATTAAAGTTCTTATGGTTGACTACGCTGGTAAGCTTGCATCAATAGCGGGTGATAGAGAAGATTTCGAAAGGATATCTAATGTATATATAGACTTGAGTAACTTAGCCGAAGAAATGAAACTTGATATAATCTGGACTGCACATCATATTACTAGAGAGGGTAAAAAACATAGAAAAACCAGATATGATGAAAATGATATATCTGGTTCTATAGCCATAGTAAGAAATGCTCAAGTAATTATGGGGTTAAATGCTACAGAACAAGAAGAAAGGGATGATATATTAAGGGCCGAGATAGTGGTTCAAAGGGATGGTCTACCATCAGGTAGAGCTCTTTTTAAATGCTCTACAGAAACTCAACGGTGTACCGAATTTACTAGAGAACAACGAAAGGAGTATGATAGAATATATGGGGAACAACTAGATAATTCTCTAAAAAGTTCTAATAATCCAGATGCTAATATAGAAAAGTATAACAAAAAGCAAGGAGATATATAATGAAAGATAATATACCGGGATTTATAGGATACTACGTTTCTAAAACTGGGAGCGTATATTCAAGATATGTCCGAGGAAGTAGGGGTAAATTAAGTAATGAGTTTACCCCACTAATACCAAAGAAACGTCCCAAATACTATAGTGTATCCCTTTATAGGGATGGTAAGTCTACAAAGATTTTTGTTCACAGATTAGTAGCTACTGTTTATGTACCTAACCCCAATAATTTACCTGTAGTAATGCACTTAGATAACGATATTTATAATAATTATTATAAGAATCTAAAATGGGGTACCCAGAAAGAAAATGTACACCAATCTATCAGGGATGGTAATAATCTGATTTCAGTAATGGGTAAGGATAATATACATCGTAAATTAAACTTAAATGATATACCTAAAGTAAAAGCTTATTATAATACATTACTATCTGAACTAATCCAATTAGGGTTTACTAAATGGAAAGTAAACAAAACTTTATTAAGGGTTCTAGGAAAGAGATTTGGAGTTGGTGATAGGGTAATTCGTAATATATTAAATAACAGTTATGAAAACAAAGAAAGTAGAGGTAGTAAAAGATAGATGGTCTGATGGGATAGCTTTAGAAATATCTCATAATGGTTGGCAAATCACTGCTATTAATGATTTAGATTTAGAGGATTTAAAGAAACTTCGAAGAGTAATTAGGAAAGCTATAAGAGAGTATGAAAATAACTAATCAGTTTAAATCTAGATTAAGGACATACTTTATTAAACGATTGGGAGGTTACGATTATCGACATGGCTGGATGCGTATACCAACTTGCCCCTATTGTGGGAGAGAACATAAGTTGGGAGTTAACCTTTCTATGTATAGAACCAATTGTTTTAGATGTAATGCCCATCCTTCTCCTGCTCAATTAATAATGGACATAGAAGGATTTACTGAGTACCATGAACTAATTAATTTTTTGAACAATGGACAATTTGATGAACTTCAATTTAAGGAAGAGAAAATCGAGCTTGCCGAAAGTAAGCCAGTATATCTCCCTGAAGGATTTAGAAATATTTCGCTTGGAGACAGCCAACTTGCAAAAAGCATTCGGGGATATATCAAGAAACGCGGATTTAGCCTCGAGAAGTTTTCAAGATACGGTATCGGCTATGGAACAAGCGGCTCAACGTATGGGTACCTTATCATCCCGTTTTATTATCGAGGACAACTTAGGTATTACAATGCTCGAAATGTTATCGGCAAAGGGCCCAGATATAATAACCCAGACAAAGATATCACAGGAGTTGGCAAAGAATTTATCATATTTAATTATGATGCGTTGGAGATGTATAGGTCGGTATACATCTGTGAAGGTGCACTCAATGCCCTTACTATTGGAGATAGAGGAATTGCCACAATGGGCAAAGTTGTATCTGCATTCCAAGTCAATGAGTTACTTAAATCCCAATGCGAAAGATTTATTATATTGTTGGACCCAGACGCAAAAGAATATGCCATCAACTTGGCTCTCAAGCTTGTTGCATATAAAAAAGTCAAGGTGGTGTTTTTACCAGACGGAAAAGACGTAAATGATTTAGGGAGAAGTCAGACACTTAAGTTAGTATATGCTACCAGGTACCAAAGTTATCAAGAATTGATATCAATCAGAAACTCATTGAAATAGGGAGTTCCTATTATATTATAAAATAATATATTTATGCGTGAACCATCTATCCATATAACTAAGTCTCAATTTGAGGAAATATTAAATACCTTAGAGGTAGATAATTTCCCAGTTGAGGCTTTTTTTGTTATTGCTCGAAAGGAGGCAATAAATCATAGAGCAGTCTTAGTTTCTAATAATAAGAATACTAAGCGAGTTAATAACATTTTACTAGCCTCTAAGGGGGATGCTGCCCTTGTTGCTGATATCTTATATGCAACTCGTATAAAATTAAAGCATAGAGGAGTTCGGAAAATAAACGAAAGTAATTCCCGAGAATGGGCAAATTGTAAAAAGCTTGCAGAAGTATGTAATACCTTTTGTGAAGATTTTAAATTTGATACCCGGGAAGGTTTTATTAAATACATTGAGACTGGTTTAAAGAGGATGACAGATTATCGTAATGTTATGCAAAGGTTAATATCCATGCAGGACAACATTACTAATCAAACAGAAGCCGAGATTAAATTACAGTCAGCAGATTTAGAACTCACTGCTAAGGTACATGATTACTTTGTAAGTAAGATTGCTAAAGCAACTGGTATATATGAATCATATGAAAAGAATCCTGAAAAGTATGTTCACTTTGCTTATGTAGCAGCCTTCTTAGAGGAAGAAGGTTGGGATTATAAGGATTTCATAGATGCTCAGTTTGAATCTCTAGCATGGTGTAATGGTCTACCAGATATTGCTCAGTTATATACTGATAAAGCAGTAGAAAGGTATAATAAGTATTTATATAAGAATAAGAATAAAAAATCTTTAGAGGAACCTCAAGTTGAGGGCTCTCTCTGGGATAAGATTAATAATTAAAACATAACGTTATGAAAGCTTTAAGATTTTTAGGTAACAGAGTAGAGGATGCAGCTAATGCTTTTATTGATGTCCTCAAGTATTCGGACCAGTCGGTAGATTATCCTGATTTCAAGGACATTGAACCTTGGCCAGAGGATATTGTTAATATGTTCAAGGATGCACTAAAGGATAAACCTTTCTCTGAGATTAGTGCTATCCTTATGTATACTCAACAGTCGTCAAGGTTTGAACCCATTGCAGAGCTAATGCTTGGTATTGGTTTAGTAGAAATGAGACACTACGACAAGTTATCAGATTTTCTACAAAAGGCAGACCCCTATGAACAGGATTCTGTGATGGATATCTATCCTAAAGTGGAAATAGGTTTTTCTCCTGAAAGTGCTTTGAAGATTGCCTGGAACTCTGAGATAGAGACCATTGGCAATTATAAGAAAATTATGAATAGTCTAGCCTTATATAGTGAACGGGCTGATTATGATGATGTGATGTATTTGTTGAATAAGTTAATTGCCGATGAAGAACATCACATTAAGCTTATCAAGGAAGCTATGGGAGTAGATGATTCTACTAAGAAAGGTGTAACTGTAATTATCAAATGAGTAGGATAATTATACAGAATGGGAATATGTGCGAACTTGACTTACCTCTTAAGTTCGCACAGAAACTCTATGCAGAGTTTGCCATTCGTCATCCAAATGCTTTCTACTTACGTACAAGGCAAAGAGGTATGCAGAACTGGGATGGTAAAATTCATTACGTTAATAAGCATGGTGAATTTAAAATAGGTTTACTTCCTGCAGTATATGAAAAGTGTATTGAGTATGGAATTAAACCTAAAGTTGTAGATATGCGACAACCTTTACCTAAAGTCAGTAAAGTTGTTACGAAGATAGGAGAATATAAATTAAGACCAGAACAAGAGAAGGCTGTTAAAGCAGTAATCAATAACAAAGTAGGTAAGGTACCTTTTCAGATTGGTGTTTTAGATTACACCGTTAATGCAGGTAAAACTCTTATCATGTCGTCTCTTTATCTATCATATAAGAAGCAGTTAAAGACTTTGCTAATAACTAATGACTCTGACTGGTTGAATCAAGCTAGAGATGAATTTAAGAAATACCTACCAGGAGAACAGATTACATTTGTTCAAGGTAAAGTATTAAACTGGAGCAATTTTACCATTGGTATGGTTCAATCTATTTCTCGTAACATGAGATTCTATCAGAATGAATTAGCAAAGGTAGATATGGTTTTGGTAGATGAGGCTGACCAAGCAGGTAGTAAGCAATATCAAAATGTACTTACTCGTTTATTTAATACCAGAGTTCGTATAGGATTATCTGGTACCATTTATATGAGTAAGCTTGCCAAGGATAAAGTAAAGAATATGAATCTTGAAGTATTCTTTGGTAAAGTACTTGCGGAGTTTAAACTTAAGGATTCTATTAAGAAAGGTTATTCAACTCATACAATTGTAAAGATGGTACCAAGTAAACCCTGGTATGGTAATTGGGAATCAGAAGAAGTATCCTATAAGGAAGTATATGATGATTCTATTACCTTCAATAAGTATGCAAAGAGAATGGTTTATTCTCGACTTAAATGGAATCTTAAACAAGATAGATATCCTGCACTCGTAGTATGTAAATTTATTGCACACTGTGAGAATTTATGCAAATACTTTAAAAAGAAACTAGGAAGCAAATATAATATTGCCTGTGTGCATGTAGATACTCCTTCAAAGATAAGACAACAAATAATGAAGGATTTTAGGGAAGGTAAGATTGATATCTTAGTATCAACCACAATCATTGCTCGAGGTAAAAACTTTCCTAAGCTTAGGTATTTACTTAATGCTGCTAGTATGGATAGCCAAGAAAAATCTATTCAGTTCCTTGGTCGTTTGGTTAGAACAGATTCCTCAAAGAAAAAGGTTTATCTTGATGACTTACATTATCCAGGTCCTTATCTTAATAGGCATGGTAAACATAGGAAGCAGTATTATCAAAAACAAGAATTGAAAGTTATTCTGTTAGAGAAGATATGGAAGAATCATCCTATTCATTCTTTATGAGAATACCTTACTTAATCTGTTCTATTAAGTACTATGGATAATTACTTTTTCCGGTAGGAGGAAGTAATTAATCTAATAGAGGGATATAGGGCATTATTAATCATTAAATTAAAAGATATGGAATACTTACTACTAATACTAACAGTACTGGGAGTGATAATCGGAATACTTTATCTCTATTCATCTCAGTATGATTACGATGTATATAAATACAAATGTCATCATTGCAAGAAGAAATTCAAGGAAAGCGATATAAAGGATTTAAGAGGTCCTTGGCATACTAAGGATTGGACTTGTCCTCATTGTAAATATCAAAATGTAACACTCAAAAGTTATGATTACTAAGTTATATAAGAAATTCATTGATAAGATAATCGGAGAGGAACAAACTCCTCTCCATGTTTTTAACTGTACTACCCTGGTATGGATATCAGATATACAATCAATCCAGGTAATGGCTAATGAATATAAGGTATATTTTGATTTATCTTTCTGTTCAGGGCTACAGGTTAGAGTACTAACTTATACTGATTCTCGTTACTCACAACACTTGGGTGATATCAGGAAACTATTTATTAATGCAATTGGACATTCCTACTTACCTCTGTATGAGTCGGAATTGAAGATTGGAGATTCAGTTATAAGACTAACAGAAAAAAGAATAGATGATTAATTATGGCAAAGAAAAAACAAATGCTTCCTGACTTAACCAAGCAGGATATCCTAACACCCTTGGATATCTCTCAATTGGGAAGTAATGGAGACCCATGCTTTGGTATTGGGTATGATTTATCCACTAAAGAATGTAAATTATGCGGAGATTCAGAACTGTGTGCATTCAAGATGTCCCAGAACTTGAACATTACAAGGAAAGAGTTAGAACAGAAGAATCAATACAAAGATTTGGATGTATTAGAAGACACAGTTGGTATCAAGAAATTCATCCGAAGCTTGATTCGGAAAGGGAAAGACAGAAAAGAAATTATCTCAAAAACAGTTGAGAAATTCGAAGTACCTAAGAAACGTATTAGAGAACTTTATAAAGAATGCAATGGGAAAAGTAGGTAAGTTAAGAATGATATGGGCAATGTTTAAGTTATATCTTAATAACCCAAATTATTATGTACGGCAGGACGATGTTCTTGCTGATTTGTTTATGCAGGGTGAATATGACGTAGAAAGATTCTGTCATTCACTCAGAGTAACTCCTCAAAGAGGATTAACCTTTGGACAACTTTTAAAACAATGTAATATATTATGAACAGATTCAGATTTATTAAAGTAAGAGACGTAAAGACTCCATCGAGAGGTAATGCAGGTGATGCAGGTTTGGATTTCTATATCCCAAGAAACTTGGACCCTCAACAATTGATTCAAATCGAGGCAAACCAGTCTCCAAATAATTTTACCCCAGATTTTGTATTGGGAGTAAATACAACTACCAACTTCGTAACTGATATTCAAATTTACCCGGGAGGAAGGATTCTTATCCCATCAGGTATTAAACCTCTTATCGAACCTCAAGAGTCTATGCTCATGGCAGCTAATAAGTCTGGGCTTGCTTCTAAAAAAGGTCTTCTGTATACTGCAGAGATTGTAGATTCTCCTTATGTAGGAGAGATTCATATTGGTATAATCAATCTCAGTCGAGTAATACAGACTCTAAAGGTGGATGAGAAAGCAACCCAATTTATTCATGTACCAATCTATCTCACAGAACCCGAGGAGATTCAATCAGAAGAATTTTATTCTGAATCTCAAATGTGGGGAACAAGAGGTGAAGGTGGATTTAATTCAACAGGAAGTAAGTAATGGACATACGTAATATCAAGGAAATCGTACCTTCTTTAGAAGTAGGTACGTATTTACAAGCAATGTATTCTCTTTCGTTAGAACAATTAGACGGCTACCGGCAAATAGAAAAGCTACCCGATTACCCGGTTGATATCAATAATCATCAAAATCAGGTAGTTCTTAAGGATTTTATTGCCCGGGTTATCGAAGAACTAATGGAGGGTTATGAATCTACCTCTGAGGTAGTAAAGATATGCCACAAGTGGGGATGGAATATTGACCAGTTAACAGAGGATGAATATACTCAGGTACTCAACCATTTGCAGAATGCCAATGAAGAACAGGGAGATGCTCTGGGATTCCTATTCACTTTGTTCCACTTTGCAAATATACTACCAGAAGATATCTTCTCCTGGGGGACGTCTTACGTAGTCGATTACTCTGACTTCAAAGTAAAGGAATTGAAGGACGTAATTACACTGGGTATAGCCATGGTTACCGAAGGTAGTATTGGTTTAGTTAATCGGTTTAATATGATTGATGAAGACCATGAATCAGTAAAAGATTATACTCCTGGGTTTAATACCTTAAGTGAAGCATCTCACGAAGAAGAGAAGGTATTATTATTCAACGTAGTATATGAATTGAATATTGCAAGGAATCTTCTTAAGTGTAGACCTTGGAAACAAACCCAGGTAATGACTAAGGAATTAGATTTTCAGTATTCTTTGGTAAAAGCTTTCTACCTATATATGGGATTCTTGGGATTACAAGGATTTTCAGATGAATCAATCTACAGGTTATTCTTTAAGAAACAAAGACTTAACCTCTGGAGACAAAAAACAAATTACTAATGAGTGGATGGAATAGAAAATTAGAGGGTCTTCAATCGAATACAGAGGAGACCCTCCACTCTTTGGAGTTTGCTACTTCACAAGAGGCATGGGAGAAACTGAACGAGGCTTTCTTGAGATTAGACCCCGTTCTTTTTGATAAGGGTGCTACTGCAAACAGTGGAGTTGCAGTAGCATATAACGTGTTTATAAAAATACGTAAAGCATGGGTAGACCCAGATTTTGATTACGGCAGGTGTTTTAATTACAAAGAAACTAAGTGGACGAGCTTATTGAATAATTATATTGATTTTAATAAGTTAGACCTCTTACGTAGCAAATTAAGAATCCTGAAGAACAAGTATAATCAGAATTACAATGTTACATATATGTTTAATAATCATCATGATAACGGTAAACAATGTTTAATTGCTGCAACTTTTTCCAAGAGATTTCAGGAGGACATCCCAGTTATTACAATGGTAATCAGAGCATCCGAGATTACAAAGAGGTTAATATTCGACTTCCTATTAATTCAACGGATGGCAGAATATGTGTATGGGCCGGACCAGTCAGTACAAATCAACCTATTTGCGACTCAAATGTATGGGAATGTAGAGACACTCTTAATGTACTCAGCTTATAAACCTCTAAAGAAAGTAATCAAGGGTATAGGTAATCCTTGGACTAAAAGGGTTAAAGAAGTTTATAAGAAAATCCAAAATGGTACAGAAAAGGAATGGTCTTCATTTAAGGTATTCTTTAGGAGTTTTAAAGTACTTCGTCCGGACTTATATGAATACCAAGCTTTGTTAGCAAAGGACTTGCTATTAGAATATGAAGATATAGAATATCCAGAAAATGTGATATCCTATTCTCAACGTAAAGCATATAAGAAGAAACTTTTAAAGAAACAGAAGAATGAGAATCTACAGTAATTCTTTTGAGTTAATGTCAGAACTTGGCAGAGAACTCAACAGTTATGGTCAAACTGTAAAACCAAAGACCTATCAGAATAAAGTCATTGAAGGTAAAGAGGAATTTGAAACAAAGGAACTCATTTGCCAACAATATTGCTTGACTTCACTCGGAGACCCAGTATGGTTATTTGTATTTTCACATTCAAGAGAATGGGCAGATGCAGAGTTAGGAGAAAGGCTTTGTTGGTATGGTTTAAATCCCGGTACAGCTTGGGAGTTAAGGAAAGACTTATGGGAACAATTCTTAGTTGAGGGTCCAAATGGTAAAAAGTTTGATTATACTTATCCAGAAAGGATTTGGAATGATTTAAGTGATACTGGTAAGTTAGCTTTAGAAGAAGTAATTAATCTTCTTAAAAGGGATAATGATACTCGTAAAGCAGTACTCCCTATATTCCATGGTTCAGATTTATGTTTTCTTGACGGTAGTAGACGTATCCCATGCTCAATGTATTATGATTTCCTTATCCGTCAGAATGGTAAAGGAGAGAAAGTATTACATATTTGTTATCACCAAAGGAGTTCAGATTTTGTTACTCACTTTGGTAATGATGTATACCTTGCATGGAGACTTATGGAATACGTAGCTCAAGAGGTAGGAGTTAAACCTGGTTACTTATACCACACAATTGATTCTCTTCATTCTTACAAGAAAGATTGGAAATACCTGAATACCAATCTTGAAGATTTACAGGACTCATTCTAATATTAGAGGGATGTATCTACTACATGTGGGTATGTCCCTCTTTCTATTTATTAATATGGAAACGAGATATAAGATAATTAAGAACAAAAGAGAACTCAAGAAACTAATTGCTTGTTGCAAGGCAACTGGTTATGCTTGTTGTGACTACGAAACTAATGCCGAACCAATCTATAATAAAAGTTTCAAGCCAACTATTCTATCAGTATCTTGGATGCCAGGGTTTGGTGCTTCTATTCCATTAGACCATTTCCAAACAAAAGAATATACTTCACCGGGATGGAACTGGAAGAAGATGTTAAGGAAATTTGGGGAAGAGATTATTGAGAATTATGATATTGTAAAGGTTGCATGGAACTGGAAATTTGATGACCAGATTAATCAAAAGTATCATATCTATTATAGAGGTACATGCTTAGATGGTATGCTTGCAAAATATGTTCTCAATGAAGAAAAACCTCACGGGTTAAAGGATATGGTTAGAAGGTATCTACCCGAATATGGTGATTACGAAAAGCAAGATAAATTCGATAAGATACCCTGGGATAAAAAAGAATTAGACCCCTTATGTAAATATGGCTGTCAAGATACAGACTTCACTTTACGATTAATGATATTCTTCGAGAAGAAGTTAATTGACTTGAAGATGTATTCGGTATTTCGTAATTTATTTATGTGTAATTCCCGGGTATTAACTTCGGTAGAGAAAGAGGGATTATACCTTGATACGGAATTTAATCAGAAATTGCTTGAGGAATATAAACCAAAGATAGATGCTGCTAGACAAGCAATCTATGATTTACCAAGGGTAAAGAAGTTTACCAAGAAATATAATCAAGTTAAAATAGAAAAGTATATCGAATCTATTGAGGCTGAACTTGAAGAGTTAGATTACAATGACCCAAAAGATAAACGTAAGATTGATTCAAGGGAACAAAAGATATCAAACATTCGTGCAGGTATATTTACTACCAAGAAAGAACAGGAACTTATAAGACTTCTTAATCTTAGTAGTCCGGTTGATTTACCCCAACTCATGTATTCAGATTCTGGTTTTAAATTCCCAGTAATTAAAAATAATGAATCTGGTAAGCCAAGTACCGATGAAGATACTTTGGTTGAATTAAGGTTAACAATAAAAGACCCAGAATCTCCAAAAGCAATATTCCTTGATAAGCTACTTGAATTAAGAGGTTTGCAGAAAATGTATACTACTTATATTGAGGGTTGGCATGAAAAAGTCCAAGATGATTCTCGATTACACGGTAGATATAATATACATGGTACTGATTCTAATCGATTCAGTTCTGCTGACCCAAATATGCAGCAAATACCCAAGACATCGGTAGACCCAAATATTAAGAAACAATTAGTTGCTCCTCCGGGTTATTTATATATGGCATTCGACTATTCCCAGGCAGAGTTAAGAATGATGGCCCATCTATCAGGTGATGAAACCTATCTGGAAGCATTTGCTAAAGGAGTAGACCCTCATCTTGGTATAGCAGCAGCAAAGTATGGGGTATCCATTGAAGAAGCCAGTAAAGCTTATGAGGATGAAACACATCCGGATTATAAATTATGGAAGGTAAGGAGAAAGCAAGCTAAACAGATTGCTTTTGGACTTATTTATGGAATTGGTAATAAATTGCTAGCAGTTAAACTATCCGACCCAAAAGCTGGTATTATAGTTACACCAGAAGAAGCAGCAAAGGAAATGGATGAGTTCTTTAAGAAACATCCTAAAATACTTAAATTTAAAGAGAAACAAGAGAAATTCCTTCGTAAGCATGGATATTATACCCAATTATTTGGTACTAAACGAAGACTCCCACAAATATATTCAAATGATAAGCAAGAAGTTGCTTATGCAATTCGTTTAGGTCTTAATTTTCCTTGCTTATTACCATCATCTCAGGCTCTTAGTAAAACTAAGGGATGGGTAAACTATGAAGATTTAAAGGTTGGTGATGAGATATTAGCTTTTAATCGGGATATAGGAGAATCAGAATGGCAAAAGGTTGAAAGGGTAAATGTATTTGATTATGATGGAGATATGATTAGGTTAAAGACAAAACATCTAGACGTATTATCAACCCCAGACCATAGATGGGTAGTTACTAAACCAAATAAGATATCTAAGTTAGATAATACCGAAGTATTAACTTCTGAAGAATTATACAATTCAGATAAACCTTATGCTATCCCAATAAGAGCTCCTCATAATAATCAAGTGAAAGCTAGATATTCGGATGCTTATGTAGCTTTTTTAGGTTGGTATCTTACTGATGGTCATTTGAAGAATGGTAACATAGTAAGAATATGTCAGAGTAATACTGCAAATCCTCACAAGGTAGATATTATTGATTCTATTATGGAAGAATTAGATGTAGAATTCTCCCGTAGAGAAAAGAATCAAGTGATATGGGAAATAAGAGACCCAGGATTTGTTTATAAACTTAATAGGTTAGTTCCTGAACGTAAGTTAAATATGAAGTTATTAACTCGATTAACTAACCCTCAATTAAGTATCTTATTAGAGAATATGAGATTAGGGGATGGTTGGTCGATATGGGCAACCGGAGATAAAACTCAAGGAGAATTACTTCAGGCTTTGGTAGTACTTTGTAACAACACCTCAAGTATGTATGAATTATCACATGAAGGTGACATATCTTATTTTAAAGATAAGAAACCAAGTAAATATGGTCAAGAGTTTGTACGGGCCACTAAAACTAGTTATGGAGTAAAATTCTCTAATTTTAGGAAATCAGTAAACACCAAGAATACTTACAATTCAGAGAATAATTTAACGAAAGAGAAGTATGTAGGTAAAGTATGGTGTCCTACTGTAAAATCTGGAGCTTTCTTTACAAGGGTAATTGGTGAAGATAAACGATATAGAACTTTAATCACAGGTAATTGCCAGGGTGCTGCAGCAAATATGACCAACTTTGGAGCTATCCTTGTTTATTGGTTAATGAGGCAAGGTAAATTGCCAATGATGAAAGAAGCTTGTACAGTTCATGATGCTGTATATATGTATTCTAAACCCAAAGATATAAATACCTGGACAGTATATACTATTTGGAATATCCTACGTAATCCAAGTACTAAGAAATACTTTGGTTTCCAAGTTGATGATGTAACTCTATCAATGGATTTTACAATAGGTAGGTCTATGGCAGAAGAATTACCGTTTATGCCAGGCTATGATTATACTAGAATGTTAAAACCAGACTTTTCAGTAGAAGAGTACATGGAAGAATATCATAAGTTTAAAACCCATAAGATTGGTAATTTTAGTGCAGCTTCCCCCGAGGTATTTATGGAACTATATAAAAAGGAAATCCATAAATATCAACGAGAATATGAAGAATCGAGAAAAGGGTAATATACCAGGATTTAGTAATTACTACATATCCCGTACTGGGAAGTTATATTCGAAATTTACTGGTAATTGGAGATTGGTAAAACCTGCTATGAAAGATAATGGTTATTTATCTAACTCTTTAGTAGGAGATGATGGTAAACGGAAGAATTTCTATAGACATAGGTTAGTGGCTTCCACTTATATACCTAACCCAAACCATTATCCTCAAGTATGCCATAAAGATAATGACCCTGAAAATAATAGAGTAAGTAATCTATATTGGGGAACTGCTAAGATGAACATGGGTCAATGTATAGAAGATAAAAGGTTCTATTTTGTTGGCAAAGAACGAGAACGTAAGGTAAATGTAGAATTATTAATTTCTAGGTACATAGAAGGTATACTAAGAAAGGATATACTAGAAGAATTTGGTATCTCAGTTGGTGTATTGTATAAAATCTGTCTCTTATACACATCTCCGAGCCCACGAGACCGGAGCCTATCTCGTATGCCGTCTTCTGCTTG